CAGCGACAGACCGATAGATCAAGACCCTGATACAGAGTGCCATAAGGCGATAAGGACGGCACTTAAAATGCTGAGAAAAGACCTGAGAAAGTTATCACCCGCACAGCCAGAACCAATATCAGAAGCATATGCCAAAGCGGTGATGACTTGGCTTGTACAATACCAGATAAAATGTGCTGAATTACAAGGAAGATATACGCCATATGAGGTATTGGGTTGGATAGTCAATGATTGGAGAAAAGATAATGGAATTGATGGAATTAATCAATAGGCAAGCGGTACTTGATATCGTTGAGAAATATGCGTGCAATACACAGAGGATTTATGAGGCTGTTAAAGCATTACCATCCGAACAGCTCGAAATTATTCACTGCCGGGACTGCAAGCATCAGATCAAAAATTTTTATGAGGATAAACGCAGAAAAGACGGTGGCTATTATGTTTATGGATGCGAATTATCTAATGATTACTCACATGTTTGCCTTGACGATGATTTTTGCAGTAGGGCAGAAAGGCGGGAAGAATGAATCTGATGTTAACGCTTGACGATGCGGTTAATGTGGCAAAACGCCTCATATTAGATGAGGTGAGTGATGATGAATTAATCCGTCAGGAATTAGAGCAGAAATGTTGGATTCCTCCCAAATCGGAAAACGCCGCTAAAAGGTTGAATGACCTGATATTTGATATCAATCCTGCTGAAATATGCAGTCAAATTGAGTTAGATAATCTGAAAATGTGGTGTAGCACAGTACAGACCGCGATGAAAATGTCAATGGCGCAGTTGCCGTGTTGGGCAGAAAGGCGGGAAGAATGATTCAATGGTGTGAAGATTGTAAACATTTCCTCTGGGCTATAGAAGATGAGCCGTCCCGTGAAGAAATGGATTATTGTCGAGAATGTCTTGATGAATCAAAGCCGGGAGAACAGGCGAGTAAGTGGGAGAAGAGAGAAGAATGAGCGAACTTAAACCATGTCCGCTTTGTAAAAGAAAGATGGCGGTTGAATACAAAATAGTAAATCAAAAACTGAGATATGGAATTGTTCACGCCAATAAATGGTTTGATTATTTTGACGACAGATGTTACGGCGGTACTGACTTTGAGTTTAAGACGAAAGAAGAAGCAGTCGAAGCATGGAACGGGAGGGCGAAGGATGATTGTGTTTGAATTATCTATGCCGAATAAAGGATCATGGAATGGGAAATGGTCGCAGGAAGGGCAGTGTTTTGTGCGTACGATGGATCAACGGAAAGTTCCAAAAGAGTATTGGGATAAGGATTTTTATTACCGTTGGGACGATGGATGGACAGCCTGTGTTTCTGTTAGGCAGTGTCCGGCTTCTGAAGCAAGAAAACTTGAGCGTAAATCGAAAGGATTCTGCGGTTATGACTGGATGATCACAAGCATCATAAAATGTGGAGAAATTAAATACAGAAAGGAATGGGATTGATGACACCACGAGAGATTGACCGCATCGAGAACGCAATCCGGCACATCCAGACCGCTACCGATGTCGATCCGTGGGCGGCTGAGATTGCGGTGGAGGCGATGCGGAAGCAGATACCGCAGAAGCCTGTCATTGGTTATGCGTTTCCTGAAAAGTTAAGGGAAGCAATGAAGAAGACCGATTCAGAAAAGGTAGAAGTAGTCAAAACTGACTGCTGTCCTGTATGTGGGAGAACGTTAGGAGTTAGTAAATTTGTGCAAACACAGACAGGATTGCGGTTTGGCGATCTGCATTGTAAGAGATGCGGTCAGGCGATTGATTGGGAGGGCGAAAGATGAGCAGACTGATTGATGCGGACGCACTGATTGCGGAATTGAATGGAATTAGATATCCGGGTGCTCCATATGTTGATGCAGGTATCAGAATTGCAGTCGGTAAAGTATGTGACGCACCTACTATTGAAGAACGCAAGACGGGGAAATGGATAGAGGTAGATGATGCCTACAACAGAATCAGAGGAAGATGCTCAGTGTGTGGTTGGGAAGCTCATATGTATGAAGATGATGTTGTTGGAATGAATTATTGCCCTAATTGCGCCGCAGATATGAGAGGTGGACAGAATGGCTAAATACATCATTGAAATTGAAGATGTGCCGTCAATGTTAGAAGATGGATTTGCGTTTTATAAATGTGTTGATGCTCCGTGGTGGTACATATCAGATATGCATATAAATAGACTGAAACCGTATGAAGATGCGGAACGCAATACAGGGGAATGGAGAGAACATATCTTTGATGGAATAATGGGTGGCAGACCTAGAGCATTGATGTGTACGAACTGCAATATCATTAGCATGTATGCATCTAACTTCTGTCAGAACTGCGGTGCGGATATGCGAGGTGAACAGGAATGAAAAAATCATGCGTGGGATGCAAATACAATTTTCGTTCCGATAAAAAGGAACCATGTAAGACGGGAGTTTGGAATATTTATTATTCTGGTGAGTGTTTGCAGTATAAACCATCATTGAAGACGAAGTTGAAAAAGTGGCTAAAAAGGAGAGGTGAACGGAATTGATGTATCTATGCCCGAAATGTAAAGGAATTATGGCCTGCGTATCCACAGCAAGTATACCTCCGATAACTAGGTATGTGTGTTATCAATGTGGGTATAAATCAAAACCAGAAACTGAATATCCGTATGATTATGTAACACTCCCAGAAGAACTCTGGAGTGATGAAAAGGAGAAAAGGGAGGACGTTAATGCCACAAGCAATACTGGAAATTGAAGAAATGCCACATGATTGTACGGAATGCAAGCTACGGTCAGAGTCTGAAAACTGTAGCTATTGCGTTCCGATGCAGAGAATCATCGGACGGACATATGGCGCGGATGGATGCTTTTCAGAAGTCATGCAAGATCGGCAAGAATGGTGTCCGTTAGAGTATACCGAAGAAGGTATTCGGGATGATGAGGAAGCTGTTTTGTTTATCAATCCGCAGGATGTTTCATCTTTCGTTCAGGAAGGTGATGACACATCCATTTTTGATACACTTGTGATATCTGGGCTTGTGCCAGTAGGAGAAGCACACATTTTCCGTAAAGATGATTTCATGGCATTCTTCAATGAAATTTGGGAGGACTACGAGGAGGAAGACGATTAATGGGAAGCATTGCTGACGAAGTAGATCTGCGCTGTCCATTTAAGGGAGCGTGTTTCGGAAGAGGAGACAATGGCAAATGTAGGATTTTAATATCCGTAGACTTCAAAGGCAAGCCATGCAGTTTCCAGAAGAAATATAAAAATAAACCGAAAAACTGGGAGGAAGGTGACAATGAGTATGCGGTCGAGTAATTCAATTACAACAGGGATGTTTATATCGTCTTTGCTTGCAGGTCTGTGCATATCTATTGGAGGCACAGCATTCTTGTCGGTAGGTGGGGGACTCCCCGGAGCGGTTCTTTTTTCTATCGGACTCCTACTTGTTATTGAGATGGGACATAACTTATTCACAGGTAAAGTTTGTTTTGCCGAGATAGCCAACATACCCAATTTGTTGATGATTCTGGTCGGAAATATCTTGTCATGCATTATAGTCGGATCACTTGTAGCCATGACTCGTCCGTCTGTGATCGGATTTGCGGAAGAGATCTGCCGAAATAAATTATCTGAGCCTTGGTGGGCAGTCATCATTCTGGGGATGTTTTGCAATTTCCTGATCTATTATGCCGTTGCAAATAAAAATCCAGTCATCACCGTATTTTGCGTTGTAGTGTTCATAACGTGTGGATTTGAACATTCTATCGCCAACACATATTACATGACCGTATCGGGGCTTCTAGGAAGTCTCAGGGGCATTCTGTACATCTTACTGAATATTTCCGGGAATACTATAGGGGGACTCCTCATACACAGACTGGTGATAAGGCAATGAAGTACATTTCAGTGAAGGAAGCTTCAGAGAAACTGGAAGAAGAAGTCGATTCTGTGGAAATTGTCAGATGCCATGACTGCAAACATTATATGACGGCTGAATGTCCGTCTGCGCTCAGGGACTGGTTAGGTTTCTACAGACCACAAATTTCAGCATCAGGATTTTGCAGTTGCGGAGAACCGAAATGAAAATCATAGCTATCATAGCCGTAATTATATTTACGGTCATATTCTGGACAGCCATATTTAATATTTCTGGGGGAGATTAAATAGATGTCGAAGAAGGAAAAGAAAAAGGAATGCTGCGGAACTTGTAAACACTATCAGTACAAGCCAAAGGAAGGATGGATCTGTAAGTGTCCGTATAGTGATTGCTATCATCAATGGACAGATTACGGAAATTCATGTGAGGAGTATTTGAAAAAATGAGTCAAGCAGATAAGTTAGCCGATGCTAGGCTTCAAGCTATGGAATATGCCAGACGCAGAATCAAAGAAGTCGGCATGGATGAATTCGATAAAGAGATGGAGTGGAGGACTAATCATAAAGTCGCGATTACTATTAGTCCGCAGGAATTAAACGAAGCATCCGGGAAAATTAAGCAGTGGGCGTATGAATCCGTAGTAGCAATGACCCTACTAGGACTCCGGGATGAATTCGACTTCGGAAAAGTACGTCTGAACAGGCTGAATGACAGGATGACATTGAAAGCCAGATGCCTGAATGACAACTTTGCTACATGGGATGATTACAAAAAGATTCTGTATGATGAAACTGGAATCAAAGTGGCAGTTATCTGGGAACGATAAATAGGGGAGTGGGACTCCCTTATTTTTTTGCATAAAAAATGTCACCCCGGCAAAGGTGACACTTTTTCAGAAAGGATGTTACATGAATGAATTTTATGGTAATTATCATATCATGAATCCGTAAAACATCAAGTAGCTGCGGTGCTTTTTAGCAGAATGCCAACGTGTGAAATAAAGACAAATTACAGTTTGTATGATATAATTGGAGTGAAGCATTAAGGTAAAAATGCAGAAAAAATGCCGTCCAGAATTGGGAGTTCTGTACGGCGTAAGGTAATGATGCAAGAACTATGTTTAATTGTAAACATTGGAGTGCTGTTCTTATTTCATCTTACCATCCTTTCTGCACACCGTCAAGAAAGGAATCGGTTTCATGAAAGAACTGAATAGAAATTTTGACCGAATGCCAAGATTATTCTGGCTCAAAAGACGAAAAGATGGCAAGTTCTACAAAAAAGGTTATGGTCATTCATTATCCGTTAACGCTAAATGGGTATTTATGACACTCAAGGAACTGGAAAACAGTTTTACCGGGAAAGAAAACAACGAAGAAACATTATTCTGGGAAGGTGTAGAGAATACGAAGGATTGGTTCTATTGCTCAAATGAAGATCTAGCACTGGAATGTAATCTGAGCGTGTCAACCGTAAAACGAGCAAAGATTGAACTGGAAGCAAGCAAACTTATTTCAATGTGCCGTGTATATAAAGTCAGACCTGACGGCACTAAGAGTCAACATTGGCTCTGCGGTTACTATATCCATGACGGATTAACATGGGAGGACTTACCCTATAACAAAGACGAAAAGTGACACTCCGTAATCGTGAAGTCCTGCAAGAACCTTAGTCATAGGTTCTGTAAGAACCGTAATGTAATACTTGTATTTGTATATATCTAACGATATATACTTATAGCAATATCGTGTAAGTAACGGTGTCATTTTATGCTTACGCAAAAATGACCGTATCTATTTATTTTTTAAAAGATTTTTTATTAGAATGCTTTAGCTATAATATATATGCTATAGCATTATAGTATTTATAGATATTTCTTTGTGGTTCAGAAGGAACCTTTGACCCCAGTGGGACTCCAAATTACATTTACGGAAATAATTTACCCCTGTCGGACTCATCAAATAAACAATGCATGAAATTGACCCGAAATCGAACAAAAACAGCATAGGGTAGGGAAATATACCTCTGAACCAGTTTCGTTCAAATTTGAAGCAAATACGCCGATAAAAACAAAGAAAATCCCTCCTCGCTTAATGGGGAGGGACTTTGTTTTTTAGATCATCCCGAATCAGACCCTTGATGTAGCCCTGTTTATTTGGGACTGCATCGAGCTTATCCAGAATGTCTGAATCGGTCTTCTTGTTTAACTTCAGCCTGACCTGTACAGTGTTTGAAGCATCATACTCCCTGTTGTACAGGATCTTCTGTTTCAACTTCTCATCCATGTCATTCCTCCACAGGGACTATCGTTACGGCATACTCCGTAACTTCAGCCACTTTTGCGATTGGCAACCCGGAATCATCATGAATGGGATCGCCGACTTCAAGCATATTCCAATCGATGTCTTCCAGAATTTCCTCCGGGACTTCTGCGTCAATGTCGATTACGGTTTTACCTGAGAACTCATATAAATGCATCATAGTTGCTTGCTCCTTTCTTCACTGACCTTATCTAAGTCGATTCCATATATGTTCTTGATCCATCTGCGGATCGTGTCTCCGTAGTTAATCAATCCTTCCCATGTGCAGACGTAATCGAAAACCTCGTTAGGTGAGAGCGTTTCCAGATAGCTGTCATCTATACTGCGATTCATAGACTGGGAGACGGCTTCCAAAATCTCCTGTGGATATTTCCGATTCAGATCATCTAATTCGTAGTTGCGGATCTCGTCCTGATTTAGTTTACGGTCATATACCAGAATGTCGTAATACCGACCTGTGGTGTCATCCTCTCTGCGGAGTAGCCCTTCCTTTGGTTGACATCCGGGAGAGAAACCCCGGAGTCTCATGCCGTATCTATATTCCATTTACACTCCTTTCTTGGTGGGGGACTCATTAATTGATATATCAGGGTGGTCAACCCTGTTTGGTGACCGCACTGCGATCATTGCAGTATCCGGGTTCACCTTCACGGATATCTGAGCAGTTCACCCAGTTCCGATTGTGGAGACAGGTGGCACATGGAGCGTACCTCCTAGTGTCATCCGTCATGGCGCAGGAGATGATCTCCTTTCCTTCACGGTTTATCGTTGTTCTCACCTCCTTTTCTTGCGTAGTCCATGCTGATGACCAGTCAGCAATTAGAGTTACCCACTGGGACTCCTATCAGAATCCCAGTTTTTCCAGAACCTCTTCCAGAAGTTCCTTGTCTTTCATAGCTGCTTCGATAATTCCTCCATCACTCTCTGATTCGATAGTGGCTTTCAGAAAGCGGATGCGGCTCTCAATTGCTCCCAGAAGAGCGAAGCACTCATCGTTGTTGAGTTCATAGCTATGGCTCTTCTCAAGAGCCTTGTCGATTGTGCTCATGTTATTCTCCCTTCAAAACTCATCCTGATGCATCTCTTCGATGCACACAGGGTTGTCAGTGTTGTTGTCGATAACTGCGATGTATCCTTCCGGGTACTTCTCGCACATCTCTTTTGCTTCATCAAGAACGTAGCTGCCGTAGCCCCAATCCTGATCATCACAATCACGCATTACTGCGTACCAGTAGGCTTCAACGATCCCGCCTTGATTGAGAAGGTAATTCATGTACTCCGCAAATGTCGAGTACGCTTCCCTGAGGTTGTACTCGCTTTCGTAGATCTTTTTGATCTCGTCTTCTGTCCAGATTTCGCCTGTGTCTAAATTTCTATACTGCTTCATAACTTTTCTCCTTTTCTATGTGTGGGACTCCGCTTCGGGAGTTCCTTATCTCTTGATCTATATACAGTATACACTGTTTGCTCCTGCCTGTCAACAGTAGATACTGTAACTGAGCGATCATTCAGTTTTATTAGATCCCTATGGGACTCTCTAAAACGTCCTAGAATCAATTTTAAACTCATACCCTGACAAGTTATCAGGTGAAACGATAAATGCGCTGTATGATCCTTACAGAGCGTCATGGGACTATTTCAGCCCGTCTTGTAATCTCAGATGAGATCTCAGCCCGGATTTTGTCGATATTCTCTTGCATGGCATCCAGTCTCTTCAGAGACTCTTCAAGATTGCGGATGTTCCTGTCATGCGTATACCTACGTAAACGCTTCAGGAGACATCGCCTAGCTGCCGACAGGGACTCGTAGAGATCGGCTATACGTCTTTCATTCATGGACGGGGACTCCTTTCAAAAGCACTTAATGATCTTGTAATACTGCTGACCGTCCCACTTATGAAAGAAGTTGAACAGATCATTTTCAGTTTTGAAGCGTCCGATCATCCTTTCGGACTGTTTCTCCGGGTTCCTGAATTTGGCATAGTATTTGCCATGCCTGATATATGCAATTACTTCGATTTCCCAGAACCTGTTCTCAACTTTCATGGTAGGGGACTCCTTTCACTGTGCAAGAATGCAACCATTTCCGTTGTTTTCGACAATGGTGATGTTGTAATACGGGTCAACAAGCCAGAGCGAACCGCAATATCCGTTTCTCCAGATATTCGGAAGATCTCCATTAAAACTGATCTTGCTAGGTGCTAAACCGCGCTTGCAAAGTTCATGGTGGATCTCGATAGCGCATTTCTTGAAAAGTACCTCGTTGCTTGCATCGCGTCTACAAGAAACTGTCATCGCGATTTCTTCTTCATTCTCCGTCCATGTGGAAACTCTATACTTCATGTTTTTCTCCTCTCATAAATGGTATGGGACTTCTGTCCCTGATTTAATTTTCAGTAACCGTCACCTACGGGATCGAACCGTATACCTGCCTCTCAGAGTGACGGGGACTTATTATCGTGCGTCCCAGATCTTGTGTGTCTCGTTGTCTTCCACAAGTGTGAAAGACCATTCAGGATTGAGAAGCATTTTCTTCTCTGCTTCTTCCTGCGTCCATGCGCTCCATGTGGAGACTACATAGTCATGGGAGATCTTGAAGCGGATGACATAAAGCTTATTCATGGGTGGCACTCCTTCCTCAATCCATCTGAATTTTGATAGCCGTCTTCATAGTTTCCGCGAGATCGTCAACCGCATTGTTGATATCCCATTCCAGATCCGGCGGGCAATCGCTGCATTCAATATGGAATTCTTCCTGAAGCTTCAGAAAAATGTCGGTGACACTGTCGTTTAGCATATCGCGGATTCTTTCGTACAGTTCCATGGTGTAACTCCTTTCATAGGGTGGGACTCGTATGTCCCAGATCTGATTTTTCTTACCCTCAGATGACGGTGGGACTCGTGTGTGGTTTCTGAAGAATTTCTTACCCCTGACCCCGGTAGGACTCGCCTGTGATCGGCTGAAAATTTTCTTCCCCAGATAGGGTAGGACTGTGCCTGATGACCGAGATTTTTTCAAACCCCGGTCGGGCTTGTGTGCTGTGGGTAAGTTTTCACTCACCCACAAAGCGGATCGTGCGCTTGACACGTTCCATGATCTCCGCATCGCTGCCTGTGCCTGTGAGCACTCTTGCAATTCGCGTAGGCGATACAGCAAACAATTTATGCAGAAATCCTGTGCTTGCCCGTCCTGTATTGATGTAGTATGTGAGCGGATACATTGCCCGGTCACCTTCATCAATGCCGAGTGACTTACGTGCGGATCTCCGTACATCGTATAGGTACGAATCGATTCCCGTGGAAGAGATTGTGTAGTTCTTCATGCCTGATTAACCTCCTTCCAGAATTCCTTTGATATACGGATTTGTTCTGCATTGTATGCGTCCGTGATCGTTTTCATGCACTCCTCAAATGTGATAAACCCACGCTCGTAATTCCTGTTCGCTCTGTACGCATCAGGGATATCGCGAATGATTTCATGAAGTGTCTTTTCGATTCCAAATTTATTCATATGGAATTCCTCCTTCTTAAGTTTTCAAAGTTTCCAGAACACTTCCGTTTCATCAGATCACTGCCCAGTCGCGATGACCAAACCACTAGCGATCTGCTCTGTGGTGCTGTTCTGTTGTTGATTTAATGATACACGATATAAAGTGCATTGTCAAGAAAAAGTTACATGATTTTACAAGTTTTTTTCTTGACTATTTTAAGAGCATCCTATATTATAGAATCAGGAGGTGAAGCAAAAATGCTTGTATACAAAATTAACGTATTGGAAACTTTGAAAGAGGCAGGATATACAACAACAAGATTGAGAAAAGAAAAGCTGATTAATGAATCAGCACTGCAAGATTTCAGGACTGGGAAAATGGTAGGAAGTAAGGTGCTAGACACACTTTGCAGATTGTTAGACATGCAGCCCGGAAACATCATAAAATATATTGAAGTGGACTCCGGGAACGTCCCAACCGTAGAGCCTGATCATAGCCGGGAACGTCCCAACCGTAGAGCCTGATCATAGCCGGGAACGTCCCAACCGTAGAACATACGGATATGAAAAGAGATTGCTTTACATGGCAATCTCTTATTTTTGTGCGTTTATTCAGATTGAAAAAACACGAAATTAAATGTAAAGATATACTTGAAAAAACACGAATTATAGTGTATACTTACATTATCAAATAAAGAACAGCAACTAATAATCGATGGGGCACTGCCCTAAACTCGCATCATTGAAAACTGAATAACTTCCTGAAATAAAAAAGCGGCTATTCCGTATACAGTCGGCAAACTTTCCTGGAATAGCCACAAGAACCACTATAAACCAAAAGGAATATAGGGAACGTGTCAATTATAGCACGTTCCCGGAAAGAATAAAAGAGGAACGTGTTATGAAGAAAAAAACCACAAGAAAGACAAAAAGGATAACTCAAAAGGACGTGTTCGCGTCTTATGGTATCGAATATAAAAATAATCACATTTATTGTGAACCGCTCGCAATGTGGACTCCATTAATGCTTACATATGGAACAAATACAAAAGTAGGTAAAGCAGCCACAAGTGCAATTTATCACGGAAATGAAACGCTTCATTATGAAGACATGCCCGAACTTGTGAAAGAGGTCATGGATAAAGTAGGGATAAAAGAAGTACAAGGATCCTGTCCCTGCCATTGCCCACACTGTTATTGTGATAACGGAAATTATAGTTATCCTGATGTAAAAAAGTGGGCAATAATTAGACTGATTATTGTTAGATATTTTCCTGAATGGTATCAAAAAGCAGTGACCGCACAAATTAAAGCAAAAAAATATAAGCAATGCAGAATTCATGCACAAGGTGATTTTTGTACACGCGATTATGTGATAGCATGGAAAAATATTATCACGGAAACAAAGAAACAATGCAACTTCTGGACATATACAAAGCAGGAAACAGCACTTGAAATGTTGGCAAGTTTGGAAAATTTATCAATTGTACCATCATTAACTCCATTTGGGATTAATTTTGGGACTTGTGAATATCTGCTTTCATTATATGAAAAGTTAACTAAAGCCGGGTATCGCGTGCATATATGCGCGTGTGGCACTCCATTTCAGAAACATTGTAGTGATTGTAAACATGGATGCAAAAAAGTTGGAAAAGAGTGCGACTACGTTTTATTTATACAGCATTCAACGCCAAATTACAAAGCAGGAAAAAAAGACAAGGAAGCATTTGAAAAGGTTCTTAAAATCATAAAGAATCAGGATAATTGATTTATCCTGATTCTATCACTAAAAATGGAGTGTAATGATATGACAATAAAAGAGATTAAGTCAGCAATCAGAGAAAAGCAATCTGAATTAGAAAGTGCATACGGTTTAAAAGCCGTAATTCTTGAAACTGAAATTGAGAGTTTAATGATAATGGAGGAAATGAGAAAATGAAAGAGACATTCAGAGTTTATTTAAGAGATAATGAGCAGGCCGTTACATTTGAGCGTTTCAATTGTAAGACATTAAAAACAGTTGTGCGCAATATGCATATTTTAATCAATAATGATCTTTATAAGGTTTCCGTAGGTAAATTTAATAAAATTGAATATTATTCAGTACGGGAAAACAATCTTGAATTATTAAAAATTGAGACATTGTGAAAAATGTCTCTTTTTTTATTGCCGTAAATTATGAGAGTATCATTCATTTGAATTGTCACTAGTACAACAAACAGAAAACAAACGACTCCATACCATACAATCACGGCAGTTTGTAAATTGTCGGTTGTTTGGAGTGCGTTAGCATCCTGAATAATTCAGGCTGTATTTTTTGTGATCATAGATACACATTCCATAAAATATGCATTCTGCTAAAATTCGAGCATTTTGCTAAAGAAATTTTGTGTGCATTTTGCTAAAAAGCAATCAAAAAAGAAAATTCTCCGTAATGCACAACAAAATAATTGAGAGTGCCATAATTGCTAGTTTTTGACGATATCCGATAAATACATGATACTCGCATAAAGCCGTATGTTTAAAGGGTTTACGGCTGTATTTGTGAATTTTGCATAATGGAGTTTTTTCGATTCCGTCAAAATTTATCGTTAAAAAATCGAATTTTGACAAGTGCTGTATTTATGCGGTTTTTGGTATATTGACATTGTATGAGATATGGTTTTATAATCCGTAATTGTAAAACAGAAATGCATATACCAGTAATACAAAATGGATTATTAAAGGACGTATGTATAAACCATGGCTGTAAATAGTACGGATATAGAGATTATAAAACATAATGATATATCAATATATACAAGTGATATAGAGCTTCTTATAGAAGAATATATACAAACTTTAGATAATCCGGAAATGATATATAAATCTCTTGTATTTACTGGTATGTTAGAATTCATTTATGATCACTTGTTAAAAAATATCCTAGCAGATACAAAACAGAATGATTATAAACTGTTAAATGATATCTTTTATAAGATTTATATAAAACTCTGCTATAAATACAACATAAATCCGTCTATATTAGGTTTTAGTGTATTTTGTCACATAGACAATACTAATTTAACGGACATAAAGAATGGGATACATAGATCTAATGGATCAAAAGTAAATCCAATAAATATACAATTAGTCAAAAACTGGTATAGTGTATGTGAATCAGGTTTATACAGTAAAGTGGCAAGTGAAAATTCAATTGGTGCAATATTTCTGTTGAAAGCTGGATTTAATTACAGTGATGCACAAACAATCAACATAAACACAAACAATGATTTACAGCATGATACTGCCGAACAAATAGCAGCGCGACATAGTTCTGCTGTATTGCCTGAAAAGATTGAACTGTAAACCGTCAAAACAATTGATACACAATTAGCACAATTGTTGTTTAGCGTTCACTTGTGAGTAAACAATAAAGCGTTTCATGTAACCGTCAATTGCATGACAATTGCGGAACTGAAAAGCGTTGAAAATACAGCGCTTGCAAGCATTGTTGATTGTCTGATAGTCGGATAATAGATATTATACGACAACATGACGTGCATGATACACAATTCAAACACAATTAACACAATGTCACAATGGAGTGGTACAGTTTTTTGAAAACAAAAATATTTTTTTGACCCGGTTCACGTTTCAGGTTTATCACTCGCGAACAATTATTGAACTGTTGACGGAACACAAAACGATAACAAGTGAACGACAAAATGCATAGTATAACAGTGGTTAGGGGTCTTTAACCCCGTACCCCCGGATGGGCGAATTACCCCCTCAAATATTTTTTTAACAAAAAAGCCTTATATATAATTTACATACACCAACACTCTATATCATTCATATAACCCATATATAATATATAAACCCATATCCCAAATACATATTACACATATCCCCGATATAATTCCCATACATTTGATATAGATATCACATATTACCCTTTTATAAAAATTTTTTGATATAAAAAAGGCGTATACGATGTCAGCATTTGCTACATTTCGTCTGGTACAGACAAAACCAACAGAAGAGCATATCTTTGTAAACGAAGAAGAGATACATGGAGTCAGGCATTGTGAGATCAGTTATGATCCGAATGAACTTCCAAGAGTTCATCTGGAACTCAGCCCGACTAGGTCAGAGATTAAACATGACAGTATTATCTCATCTACGTTTGACATTATGACATTTACGGAGTTGATTGGATCTCTGAAATTTGTCTGCAATATCGATAACTCGCTTAGAGATATGCTTGTCAAGTCCATATACAATACACTAACGGATCTTGAAGATAAAAAGGTTTGCAATTACGACAAAGCAAATGCGATTTTAGACGGAATCTTGGAGGTGGCAGAGTGCTTAGATACCTGAGTTTTCTGGCTATAGTGCTGAATCTGGTTCATGCGGTTTTTCTGACGGCTTCAATCATGGCATTTAAGCCTGATGACAGCAAGATCGTATTACGGATCATGATTGCCATGTTAGCCACTATGATTCTCAACACATACTTGATTTCCACAACATTTAGATAAATCTCTTTTTCATTATCATTCTCCTTTTAACCACGGTAGGATGAGAAGTCCTGTTAAGAGTTTCAACACTCGCCGTGGTTGTATCAGTCCTCAAGGCACTCTGAGTGATTGACGGCTGTCTATCGCCGTGAAGTATAGACTTCGTGTTTAGCACCTCTTGTAGGAGTTATTCCATGATGGATGGCATTCCCAGTATTTGCGACACAAATCGGATGAGCGGTTCGAATCCGCTAGTAACTCGTCTGGTCATTACTGCTCATGACCACTTTCATAATTTTACTCTCCTTACTTTTTTACCTTTGTCCGGGGTATAGGTTAAACGGACACTTTATATGAATGACGGATTAAAATTATCTTCACCTTGGATACTGTACTACAAAGCAATCGAAGCACTATTTGCGAAAGATCAGGCTGTCAAGACAGTATATGATGACGAGAACAAAACCATCAAACTGTATATTGACGGAGATCGCAAAGCTGAAGCGTTAGCACAGCTTCTACCGAAAGAGAAGAATTTCGGTGGCGTGACTGTCAAGATCGAAGTCATCCCGGCAAATGAGATGAAAACGCAAGCAGATCTCTTTAAAGCTGCGTTTGAAGGGAATGAAGCATTTGCGTACATTAAAGAAGATGCTGATCCGCTCTCAAATAAGAAATGCCATCTTGTCTTTAAAAAAGATGTAGTCCAGTATTGGGCAGATAATCTTAGCGATATTCATGGCAATATCTCTACTCTGTATGAAGATCTTGCCAGAACCGTTTTCGAAGATTCTGGAGTGTTTTTCTGCACGGAATCTGGTTTTGGTATTCGGTTTTAAGCGAATGACTGCTGTGCGGTCGTTGTCAGGTGGCGAGAATGGGTAGACGCTTAGTTCAAGATGGGTAGCAAGACCGGGCAATTGAAATGTGATTCAAGACGATTGTTTCGGGATACTAAGGCATCATGTGAGGTTCAAATCCTCACCCTGACAATTAATCCCGTAGAATAATGGAAACCGGATTAGACTAGTAGTTCACTCCGTGGTTTGGAGAGGTTCAGGTTCGACTCCTGACGGGATTGCTTACAAGCAGTAGCTTGTAAACGTGTATGGCGGCGTTTGGTGTACAACGAATGCCTTGTGAATGGATCGACATACATGAGACTGGTTTGTTAATGAGCATTAAAGTGTGGTCGAAGGCCAAGACCGCCGCCAGTTAATCTTAAATTTTTGACAATGCAAATGTGTGGCGGATGCATACATTACACAAGAGACAGCTTGCCACAAAGTCCATAAGACGATGGATATGTGGAACGCTACTATAGATGCCGGAAGACATGGGATAGTGGGCATCACAGTTCTTGTGATTGGGGTCGAATATACTCATAAGCAAGAGTAGTTCCAGAGAATAGGTTAAAGTCAAAGTAATGGGAGTGTAAGTGTAGACAAATGGCACAAGAGTGATGTGCTTGTTAGAGTATGTCAATGGCAACAGTCTGACCCATCATCAGAAAACGAAGGTTCGAATCCTTCCGCTTCCACTTAGAAATGAAATACTAACAGGGCAGTGAATTTTTCACAAGGGAAATGCGTGAAGCCATTACCGTTATTGGGATGGAGATAATCCTACGGAGGGAGGACAACTGGAACCGAACTTTGGATGGACTGCCCATTTCGGAACGTAACTCAGTTGGCTAGAGGAAATTGTGTCGTAGGTTCGAATCCTACCGTTCCGATGAGGACGGGTCGCACCCGGATGATTTGAGAGGATTGCGAGATAGCCCTCAAAGAGAATAAAAATGCTGAAACTAAGTTGGCTACACTTGTGTCGGTAGCACTGTAATGATGACAATTCATTCTTGTTTCAGAAACTCGCCCAATGCCCTATAACCAAGTGGTAAGGTATGGCACTTTGACTGCCAGATGCGTCAGTTCGATCCTGACTAGGGCTGTTCAAAAATTTCTGAAAAACAAAAAAGGCATATATTATGACGGAAAAAAACATTATTAACAAAGTATCAAAGGATACAGGATATTCTTCCGAAGTTGTCGAACCAATTCTTACGGACATTTTCAAAGTCATCAGTGATTCCGTTATGACTGAAAAGATCGTCCAGATTCGAAACTTCGGTTCTTTTCATTTAAAACATCTTGGTAGGAGAGTTATGGCGAAGCATTATATGTCGGGAGAAGAAGCTGTTACTCCTGAACATTATAAAATCAATTTTCTTGCCTATGCAGACCTGAAACGTAGAGCAGAGCGTAAACTTCAACGGAAAAAGAAGAAAGAAGCAGAAGCTAATGCAGAGATGTAAATTTTGCGATGATTATCGCTACATCAAGAAGATAGAGCAGAAGAGCATCGATAGAGATAATGCCGATCCTGATTGTAAGGTCGAAACCAGACGGTATTATAGGGTCGCTATTATCTCTGATTGGAAGTGCAGAACGAAGAATGAATCTTCCCGGTGGTCGAGAAGTGCTATGAGCACTCACGGCAGATATCCGATTCGTTTCTGTCCAATGTGTGGGAGAAAGTTATGATCAATATTATTTCCCAGAATGGCGAATGCATATTGAACTATGACAATATCGCCGTTATTCAATGCCGTGGGCAATATGTCCATGCGTATCTTGTTAGTGGTGGTCAACCGATTCCGATTGGATTTTTCGCTACGGAAGAAAGAGCGAAGTACGTTCTGAATCATCTCATTGCAGATTGGCTCGACTGCCCAGATCCTGATTATACAGTTTATCAAATCCCGGAGAAGTAATATGGGAGAAGTCAAACACAAGATCAAATATATTGAGATAGATATGATCTGTGATGACTGCGGTGATGGGCATATGATTTACAGATCACGGACAAAAGGTAAAAAGCCCAAGTTTATCCATGAATGTGATAACTGCGGAAGTATCGGTATCTATGATGTGATTTATCCGTACATAGTAAATAAGCATGGCGAACGATTACATATTAAATGAGCCGATACCTGATGATTATCAGGCAAAAGCTGAAACGATCGGGATCTTTACGTGGATTATCTGTCCATACTGCGGAAAAAAGCAATTCAAACTTACGCCGGGTGCTATCATACAAGGGCAATTCTTCGAGTGCCAGAAGTGCAAGAATGCCTATGAGGTGAATACGAAATAATATTGAGTGTCTCTTGTCGCAGGACACTATGCGACAGGAGGCTCTTTTTTTATGGACGTAAGTAAATATCAGGAGATTTTCAAACAGCTAGTCAACGAAGATCTGTCATTGTTTTCGAATCAATATGACATATTTCAGTTGCTTCTGGATTTTCGGGAAAATACAAATTTCTATGAAGATAAAGAACTCCAGAACTATGCCATGAAGATCAGCAAGTATACACATCAGATGGCTGCTTATGAAGCACAGCAGACTGGTAGTGGTCAGTTTGATGATTTGTACTGGAAGTTGCTGAAGTTTGAAGCACCGAATATCTTCACTTCATTCATCTATTACATGGAGAAGAACCGTCCTATAGAAAGACAGTTTTATCGCCCTAGAGAAAAGACACTTCATATAGTAGCGGAGGAGTTGCAGAATCTTGAAGACGGGAAATATAAGTTCCTCGGAGTGAGTTTACCACCTCGCGTGGGCAAATCCACACTTTGTATTTTCTTCTTGGCATGGATCATGGGGAAACGTCCAAATAGCCACAATGCTATGTCTGGACATTCTGGAATTCTTGCAGATGGATTTTACGGAGAAATATTAAACCTGATAGCCACAGAAGAATACACATTCCGTGAAATTTTCCCGATTGCTACGATTCAAAAAAAATCGGCAGATAAAAAAGAGATTAACCTCGATAAACCAGATCGCTTCCCGACATTAACCTGTCGGGGAATTGACGGTACGTGGACAGGTGCTGTTGATATTTCCTCTGATGGATATTTGTATGTCGATGACTTAGTACGCGACAGAATGGAATCACTGAGTCCTACTCGTCTGGAAAATCGCTATCAGGATTACCTGAATGTTCTTGTAGACCGTAAGAATGACGGATCAAAAGAACTTATGGTAGGCACAATGTGGAATGTAATTGATCCACTAAACAGGGTGAAAACAGAGAAGAAAAACGATCCTCTGTATCACTTTATCAGAGTTCCTGCGCTTAATGAGAAGGACGAAAGCAATTTTGATTATGCTTACGGACTTGGGTTTTCCACAGAATATTTCAAGGAAGTGAGATCTAGGCTCGATAAGAATGAGTGGGAAGCAAAGTATCAGCAAAAACCATTTGTCCGTGAAGGACTTCTGTACCCAGAAGATGAATTGCAATTTTATAACGGAGTTCTCCCTGAAGGTGACAGCAGAGTAGTATCTGCGGTTGATGTTGCATGGGGCGGTGGAGATAGCTTATCTATGCCCATTGGGAGAGAGTATGAAAACGGAGATGTTTATATTTTCGCATGGGTGTTTAACAAGGGCAAGAAGGAAGAGACACTGCCGTTAGTAACCGGGCAGATCATGAGCAATGAGATTCGGCAGATCCGTTTCGAAGGTAATACGGGTGGTGATCTGTATGCTCAGTATGTAAATGAAAGACTTCAAGAACATAATTACAAATGCAGCTGCACTTCAAAAAAAGCACCGTCAACTATGGCGAAGATGGAGAAAATCATTGCTTATTCTGGGGATATTAAACGGAAATATCATTTCTTGGATGAAGAACATCGCACCCCGGAATATCAGGAAGCGATGGAAGAGTTATGTATGACAGTGACAATGGGTAAGAATGACCATGATGATGCAGCTGACGGATTGACTCAGTTGGAAATGTTCATTGAAGGTGGAAACCCGATTCCGACAAGAATTGTAAAAAGCCTGATATAAGAGGAAACCAATGGCATCAAAGTTAAAACAGTACAGATATCTTGAAAAAGAACTGAAGGATCTTGAAAGAAGGATATCAAGAACTAAAAAACAACTCGCTGATATCGAAAGCCTTGGGACAGTTAAGGATAGTGTAACTGGTGGGGACGGTGGAATACAGCACTTTCTCATAGAGGGTGTGCCGATTCGTGACTATACCCTTAAGAAGACTAGATTGATGTTGCAGCTTAATCAGTATGAGAATGATGAAGCTGAACTGGTTGAATTAACTCAGGAGATACTCGATTATATTAAGGCGATTGATGATGCCAGAGATAGACTCGTTTGCAAATACTACTATTTGGACGGAAAGAGTCAATTACAGATAGCGATGGCTATGCATTATGACCAGAGTTTAATCAGCAGAATACTGGATAAATACAAGTTTTGAATCCGCATAAAATGCATAGAAATTTTTGTTAGGATGATATCATAGGAAGACTATGAAATGAAGAAGACAGAAAAAAGTCGGTTAAACGATTGGAACACATATGGTGGTCTGATATGGGTCAGGATGCCGTCAAAGGATATCAGAACATCGTCTGGAGTACAGTTTCGTGGAGTCTACATGACCACTGAGGAATATAAGTCGATGCTTAAAAAGAAGGAAAAAATGGAGAAATAACATGGAACTCAATCACGTAGGCAGAAGCCGAATATACACGGATGAAAAGTACATAGATGCTTCAAATGTGGTTTCCGTGCTCGGGAAAGCCTATGCGAAGCATTGTGCGAATGTAAATGATATTGATTTCCTGATTGATTATGAATCCGGGATACATCCGAAGATCAGAGACAGAAAAAAGGAAGTTCGTGAAGATATCGATTATCATGTTGTTGATAATATCGCTCACTATGTAACAAGATTCAGGACATCTTATTTCTGGGGAACTCCTGCGATGTACATTCAGCGTGGCAACGAAGAAATTCATGTCTCGCAGAAGGAAGTGGATGACAGGGGAATTGCGGGATTAAACGAAATGATGCGGAATGGGGAGGATATCGCTTCAAAACGTCAACGCATTGCCGATTTTGTAGAAAAAGCAGGTGTAGGCTATTCGATGGTGGATATCAAATCCGCAGATGAGTTTAAGAATGATGACATTCTGGTCACTGACCAAGGGGAGTATATTGGCTCTTTGTGCCATATATATGATTTGGATTCCCGGAATACATTTATCGTTTACTATAACGGAATTGGTCGAAAAGAAGTGCTTGGAGTTACATTTACGCTTCTGGAAGATATGACGAAGCGTTTTACTTGTTTTACAGATCGATTCATATTCGAGATAGTCGGTGGAGAAATTGTATCTCAAACAGTTAATCTTCTCGGCATGATCCCGATTGTCGAGTGGGATAGAGATGTTAAGATGACTGGATGCTTTGAGCATTGCATTGATGATATGGATGCGCTTGATGCACAGGTATCCGATGTGGCTAACGATTCCACACAGAGAACGCAGGATATTTGGTGGGGACATAATATCGGGCTTCCAACCGATGAAAATGGCAATGTTATCGAACCGAAATCCGGTGAATGGGTGCTTACAGTAACTCCACAAGGATTAAATGATAGAGCGTCCGATGCAAAGATTGCTCCTTTGGCAAGTACTTATGACGGAGCATCCTCTCAGAATCAGATTTACAGGAAATTTAACCATATTCTTCAGAAGTGTTTCGTCCCGATTCAGTCTGAGTCATCTGGTGGTGGTTCAACCGGGTCTGCTATGGATATGTCGGCAGGTTGGTCTGCTTTGGAACTCGATGCACTCGGTGAACAGAACGTCATCGAGTATGCTGCGAGAAAAGAATTAAAGCTGATTCTTAAGGCAATTAAGTTTGTTCCAGAAAATGTTCTGCCATTAGACAATCCTATTAGGAAATTACATCATACGGATATCGACATCCATTTTGCCAGAAGACGTAACTACGATATGTCAGTTAAGGCAAATGCGCTTGCAACACTTGTCGGGCGTGGCGTACATCCTCGTCATGCAATCAAGATTGTTGAGTTGTTCGAAGATTCCGAACAGGTTTGGAATGACTCTAAAGATATGATGATGGCTTATCAGGAGAAAGTTTGTATCCAACAGCCAACACAGACTGGTGGACAAGCTACAGACCCGGAGAAGGAAATGGGTTCTGATGATAGAATTCTTCAAGACCAATCAGACCAAATAAGCAATAGTCCAAGGTTGCAACAAGGAACATAAATATGGCTTTCGCAAATATGTCATGGGATGAGTTAAATCAACTTGTAGGATTTAATCGCTCAGAACCATTTGAAAAATATTTTGCTCCGATGAAAATTTCTGAAGCGCAGAAGCGAAAGCGTATTGAATTAGCGGAGCAACTCGAAGATGTAATGATAGGTCTTCTGTCCTTCATGTTCTATGCGCAACAACAAGGGACTATTCCTTATGCGGATGCATATGACAGAGCCTATGAAGAATACATCCTGATTCTAAATAATATCCTTAATCCTGATGAGTATCTCTTAAATCATGCAGAGACAGTACTTACGGATATTATTTCTGTAACATATCGGCATCCTGATGAGGAATACTATTATTCCGCAGATCGTGCAAGACTGATATCTGAAAATGAAGCAAATTCCATATATAACTATGATGAGTTCCAAGATGCAATTGATAACGGGTATCATTACAAGACTTGGGAAACAATTATGGATGGCAAGGAAAGGGAAAGTCATGCAGAGGTAAATGGGGTGACGATTCCGATTAACGATGTGTTTCATCTGCAAGGTGGCGATTGCTACTATCCGCGTTCAGACGAACTTGGGATGAGCGATGAGGAAATCGTAAATTGCAGATGTTCCCTGTCTTACTCATAAAATAATATCCGAAAGGATTTTATATATCGTCCAGAGAAGGACGTAAAATAACACAGCTGCTAGAGAAAGCAGATGAAAATCACACGAATTATTACACAAGAACCCCTAGAGAAAGGGTAATCACACGAAAGGAAAATCTTTTATGAGAAAAAACATGAACAACCATTTTGGCTATGCGAGACTTTTCAACAATGCCAGATTTAAGCTTCCGCTAATGTTAGATCCAGATGATGGTGTAAGTGGTGGTTCTTCCGATGCCAGTGCTGATATTTCTGGTCTTCAGGACGATCAGCAGGAAGATGACCATGAAAGCATCGAAGCACTCAAAGCTGAACTCGCAAAGTCAAAAGCAGATGCAGAACGCTATAAGAATTCCATCAACAAGCTAACAAAAGAGAAAAAAGAACTGTCTGACAAGGCAAGAAATCTCATGACCACGGATCAGCTTGAGAAGGAAGCACAGGAAGCCAGAGAAAAGCGTTTTGCGGAGATGGAAAAAGAACTCCGTGTAAGTAAGTATTCGAAGCGTTTAGTCGGTGTTGGTATGACTGAGGAAGATGCGGATAAATTTGCTTCCACTATGCCTGAGATGGAAGATGCAGACGCATTCTTCAATACGCTTGGAGCATTTGTAAAAGCACGGGAAAAGACGGCTGCTGATAATGCGATTCAGGATCTCCTTAAGAGCAGACCTGATATCAATGCCGGTCATGGAGATCTCGATAAAGATGATCCTGCAATGGAACTTGCAAAAGCGTCCCTTAAACATATGGGTTCAAGAGGCGTGAATGAAAATATCTTAAAAAATTATATTTAACGGAGGAAATAAAAAATGGCAAGAGGCGATATGAAGATTGACACGCTTGCTGTCAGTCAGGAAATCGAAATCCTTAACCGCAAGGAGTTTGAAGCCGTAGCTATGACCGTTGATTTTACTGGTGTAACAGCCACTGAGAACGGTGAAAAGGTGGTTAAGGCAGGAACTCCGATCCTTGGATCTGGTAAAGTTGTAACGTCTACTCCTTGGGATTCTGTGGTAGGCATTCTGCTCCATGACACATACGAAGGACATCCACAGGGCGCAGTTGTTAAGGTTGGTTATATTAATACTGCTCGTGCGCAGGAGAATTCTGGTCTTACTTATGATCAAGCTCTGACAACTGCCCTTAATGCTACAGGATGCAGAATCGCATTCGAATAATAATTGAAATAATACCGTCTACTAATTTGGAAAGTAGTCGCTTACCTAAAACATTTATGGGAGGAATTAATTATGCGTTTTAATGACGTTTTTACAGCGCGTTCCCTCGCGTTCCGTCTTACAAACGATCCCAGTAATCAAGTGCCGTATCTTGGAGAAGCATTCTTCCCGGCACAGAAGAAAATGGGGATCGATCTTTCTTGGATTAAGCAGCATACAGGCGTAGGTCTTACGCTTGCTCCGTCTGCTTATGACGCACTCGCAACGATTAGACCTCGCGAAGGTTTCAACGTTGTTCGTGAAGAGATGCCCCTTTTCCGTGAATCTATGAAGGTTTCCGAAAAGGATCTCTCCGATATCATGAGAGCAACGGAGTCTAACGATCCGTATGTGCAGGATGCGATCAACAACGTTTATGACGATGTTGCAAATCTTGTGACTGGTGCAAGAATCGCCACGGAACGAATGAGGATGTCCCTTATCGCCCCGGATTCTGGTAACCTGAAGATCGTTATCGGTGCAAAGGATAACACGATTTACAACTATAATTACGATTCTGATGGAAGTTGGAAGACTGGTAATTATCTTGCACTGTCTGGCAATGCCACTTGGAATAATGCATCTACAGCGAAACCGCTCGATGATATTCAGACAGGCGTAGATAAGCTTTCTGATAAAGGCTATATCGCACGTTATGCGATGATGAACTCCACCACTCTTAACCTTCTTGTAGCTTCTAACCAGATTAAGAATGCGCTTATTACCATCACTGGTAATGCAGTAGATTTCCTTGATCGTCAGACAGCAAGAGAAGTCTTCTCTCGTAAGACTGGTCTTACACCGATCATCTACGATAAGAAATACAAGGACTATGACGGAACTGAGCATAAGTTTTACCCGGATGGCTATGTATCCATTATCGGCGAGGAGAAGCTTGGTACGATGTATTTCGGTGTAACCCCGGAAGAGAGAACTCTTATGGGTGATTCTAAGGTTGACGTGGCAGTCCTTGATTCTGGTATCGCGGTTGCTATTCAGAACATTTATGGACCGCCTGTCAGACATGAAACCACTGTTTCTCAGATCGCGCTTCCGTCCTTTGAGGGTATGGATGGTCTGTATGTCATCAAGGTGAGATAACATGAAATTTAACTACAACGTCAATCATAACGGCATTTATTACGCTCCGGGCGAAGATGTTCCGATTGAAGAAGAAGAGAAGTCCGTGGATGTTGAGAAGAAAGTTGCCGTGAAAGAAAAAACTGAAGAAGTTACAGCTTCTCAGCATAGGCGTGGAAGACCCAGAAGGGAGTAATTCGCTATGATGGACACAACGAGAGAAGAATTAATTTATATCTTAATTCAATACGCTGCTGATGACTACAAAGATGAACAGGCAGACCTCATTGAGTCCATCGTAGATGATGCCATCGAAGAAGTTAGGAATGCGAGATATCCATTTGGCTACAAGACGGATGCGCAATTTGACCGTCAGACAGAAGAGGTGTTGCATCATTACAGGAGTAACATCCGCAGAATCATGGAGTATCACTATGACAAGATCGGAAAAGAAGGTGTAACAACTTTCTATGAGTCTGGTCAAACGACATCATGGGAAAGCGGAGGTACACCTGATAGCTACTTCAAGGGCATCATTCCAGTCTCAAATGTTCTACAAAAAAATAAGTAGGAAGAGAGTGCGTCATGGACGCGAAGCTGACCTCCCGGCTATGGCGTAGGGTGTTCCAATTGAAACTGGAGGGTCTGGAACAATTTTTAAGTGAGGTCGCATTCATGAGAAGTCTGCAAAGAAGAAAACAAGATGTCTGGTTTTGTACGTCAACGAGAGATGATTCCGAACAGGAAATTAAGCTGAATTACAGCAAGCCAGAAAAACATCGAGTTACAGTATCCAATACATCTGGCACTCCACATGAACTCCCGGTCGGTATCGTTGCTGAATATACGCGATACATCGTTGTATTTGACAGAGATTTCAAGCCGACAGAAGGGATGCTTCTGTTTGTGGACATCGTTCCACAATTGACAACTACAGGGAAGCTTGCTGTAGATGTGAATGGAGTCCCGTATACTCAGCCAGATTATGTGTTGTCACACGTTATGGATACGAAGAAGGGAACAATCGCCCGATACGGGATTAAGAAGATCGCAGGAAATGGCTAAAAGAGTTATTAAGATGCGTCTGTCATCGGCTTCAATTAATGAAACAGTAAAGCTGTTGCGAGAATATAAAGAAGAACTTCGTCTGAAGTCTTCGATTTTCGTCCAAAGACTAGCCGAACTTGGACTAAAGATCGTTGAGCAGAAGAAAACCTCGTTTCGTGGATCTTCAAACGGAAACGATCTTAATACATATATTTGGCTAGATGAAAACGACAGCAAAGTAACAGCAACGCTTGTTCTGGCAGGTAGAGATGTGGCATTTGTTGAATTCGGTGCAGGTATTCATTACAACACTCCAGTAGGGACAAGTCCTCACCCAAAAGGTGGAGAACTTGGGTTAACAATTGGCTCTTATGGTCAAGGCAAGGGTGCGAACGATTACTGGTTTTACTATGATCAAGATCTTGGTAGAGTAAGATTTACTTACGGAACTAGCGCAGCAAAACCGATGAGCAGCGCAGATGAAGAGATTCGAAATCAATTCATTAGTGTAGCTAGAGAGGTATTTGGTAAGTGATATGGGAAAATCAATTAGGATTGATACAAATGCCATATATAAGGCGTGGAGAGTATATCTCCTCGGAAAGTCAAATGCAACTCACTTCGGCACTGTATTTGATGCGACAAAACAAGCTGAATTTCCGTATGCAAACCTTAAACTGATCGGCAGACCTACAAATGGTAGTGATCTGGAGGGCGATGAAGCTTCCGTTACACTGACGTATGAAGCCGAAGGATACATTAATAATAATCGTTATTCAGTGCTTTACGGCATTGATGATGCAAGCGCAGACTTCTTTCTTGAACTAGGATTCAGGCGCGTGGGAGATTCAGAAATAGTAAGAGTAAGTGATACTGTTACAAAGATTACAAGTCGATTCACGATGGCTCATTATTGCGGATATTTCCTTAAACCGCTTGGATCATTCTGAAACTTAATACATTACCGATTGCCAATAGGAGGCAACCGCTAACCTAAAAAATCTATGGGAGGAATAATACAATGGCAGTATCTATTTCTGGTATTTCCACTCTCGGCGTTACACTTTCATATGGTGTTGAGACAACCGCAGGAACTAAACCTGCTACCTTTACTCAACTCCCCCGTGTAAATTCGATTTCTGGTATCGAACTTGACACAGAGACTATCGATGCTTCTGCCCTTGAGGATTATCAAGAGAGAACTATCGCAGGTAGACAGAGTACTGGCGGTGAATGGAGCGTAACTTTCAACCTCACAAATGAAACAATCCCGCTTATTGAAGCAATGATGGAAGCAGCTTCTGAAGCACTTTCTGAAAACAAGAGAACTTGGTTCCAAGTCGCCGCCCCGAACCTTACGAAAGCCTTTTTTGTGGTCGGACAACCGGGTACAAAAGTCCCGATGCCCGATTTCGGTCAGAACGAACTGCTCACGGGCGATATCTCTATCACCATCGATGAGTACATAGGTCTTGACACCAAGGTTACTCCGACAGCGTGATGCTAATTTGAAACATATAGGAGGTCAGCATTTATATGTATAAGGTTCTTAATATTAATGGAGAAGAATACAAACTGGAGTTCTCCGTTGAAGCATCTCTTTATGGTGAATGCATTGATCGCATCGCTACTCTTATGATGGTGGTTGCCAATGCGGAAGGTGAAAACGATATGAGATCTCTACTTGCAGGAATTTCAGATCTTCCAAGAACTACGCTTCAATGTTTCTATGCAGGACTGATGGAGCATCACAATCTTGAGAGTGGTGATGGGCGTGTTAAAAATCTTCAGGACGCTAAGAAGCTTGCTATCGCATTAATCAAAGGTGAAGATACCGATGTTGATAATTGGTATGATCTTCTGATGATTTGTGCGGATCAGATGAGGGAAGACGGTTTTTTCGATCTGGTGGGACTCGGAACGTCAGAGAAGAAACCGAAAGTTGTTCCGCAAGACCACAAGAGGAAGACAAAAGCTTCCGGGAATTAATTCTCGGTGATATTTACCGGGCGGTGATTAAATATGGAATGTCGAAGAAAGAATTCTTTCATTCTACACCGTCCGACATTTATCTTTTTCTGGAGGAGAAATCCAGAGAAAAAGAGGATGCGTTAAAGCGCGAATCTGAAGTCATTAATTACACTGCATGGTTGCATGGGTTGTATGTAGCGAATGCAGTAGCATCTGTCATGAGTAAGCGCAGTAAATACCCGAAGCATCCGCTCGGTGGTGAAGATAATTCAAACAGGGATGAGATTGTGGCACGAGAAGACATGTCTGATGAGGAAAAAGCTTACTTAACAGAAGTATTTTTCTCGAATCTCACAGAGATGCAAAATAATTTCGAACAACAAATGGAGTGGGCGTAGGTTAATCCTATTGCCCACTTTTTCTATGCGTAGAGAGGAGGATACGGGCAGACATGGCAGATGTATCCATAGACAGCATACAACTACAAATTGAGTCCGATTCTTCGGACGCAGAGAAGTCAGTCGAGAGATTGGCTACTTCTCTTTTAGGACTTAATAAAACACTTGTTAAAGTAGGAAACAACGCAGGAGCGGTTCGCAGTCTTGCGAGATCACTAGCTGCTTTGAATGATATTAAAATTCCCAATCTTGACGGACTGGTTTCAAAACTTAAGGAATTAAGTGAGATTAATCCAGACAAGCTTACAAAAAAGGTTAGTGTCAAAGTAAACACTGATGGCATTGATAAGCTTGACGGTCTGAAAGAAAGATTGGAAAGAGCCTTTAGTGGTTTAAAGGAATTAAAATTAAGTCAGACTGGCGTAACTGGACTTTTAAGATCGATAACGCAAATTGCCAATACAGACCTGACAAAGTTTGATTCAAATAGTTTTAACGGAATTATTGATGGGCTTAAGAGATTCTCAAGTTTGAAAGATGCTGATTTAAAGGGTGTTGGAGTAACAAATGTTGCCAATGCCATTTCTAGACTTTCTAAGACAGATATGCAGAAAGTCGCATCTGATCTTGAAGGAATTAAAAACGCATTTTCTGGGTTTAGCGGTCTTGATATGAAAGCAACTGGTGTAAGCAATATTGCCAGTTCAATAATAAGACTTACCAAGGTAGATCTAAGCAAGCTTAACTTAAGTGCATTTACCCCATTCATAGAATCACTTCAGGCAATGACTCAACTTCAAGGAGTTACAGAATCCGCAAAAGGAATAGGGACTTTTGTCAACGCCCTGAATCGGCTACTGAAAGTTACTGAGGATATGGATGGTGTGGATCAGAGATTAACTGCATTATCTGCTACGCTTGGAACTTTCTATGAATCATTGGCAAATATGCCAGAAATAAGTGAAAACACTGTACGAATGACCGAAGCTTTGTCGAATCTTGGTAAGGTAAGCGTACAAAGTACGAAGGGATTGAGTAATTATGGATCTCAATCTGAAGCGGTAACAGTTATTACGAAAGCAGTTGATACTGCCATCAATGACGCAACAGCAATATTTAAAAAGTTCTTCGCTGTTCTTCAAAAGCTTGGCAAAGCTGTTTATATTCAGCCTCTTAAGAACCTTGCAAATGTTGCAAAGGAACTCGGCACGAAAGGTGCTGATGGAATTAAGAATTTTATCGGAAAGATTAAGGAACTTAACAATGCAGGGACATCTTTTAAGTCTTTTGGAGAAAAGCTTAAAGAGATCCTTGGTCTGCTCGTGGGTATTCGTGGAGTTACTGGAGTATTTAACTGGGTTAAGGATGCTACTGAAGCAGGTGCAAATGTAGCTGAGACGAATCATATTATTGAGCAGACATTCGGGGATTTATCTGATCAGGTAAATAACTGGGCAAAAGATGCGATAGAGAATTACGGTATTGCTCAGACTTCCGCTAAACGATATGCAGGTACGCTTTCTGCTATGTTCCAGTCATCTGGAATCGGGTACAAAGATGCTGCGCAGATGTCGATGGATCTTGTCGGCATGGCAGGTGACTTGTCATCATTCTACAACGTAGATACAGCAACCGTATTTCAGAAGCTAAAGAGTGGTATGGCAGGTATGGTCAGACCATTGAGAGATTTTGGTATTGACTTGTCTGTGGCAAGCTTAAATGAATATGCTCTGGCTCAAGGTATGGGTAAGACATATGCCCAGATGACGCAAGCAGAGAAGACAATGCTTCGCTACCAGTATTTGCTTAACGCCACAACAAATCAAGCCAATGACTTTAAGAACACTAATATGTCGATGGCTAATAGCCTGAGAACCTTTAAAGCATACGTAGAAGCAATTACGGAAACACTTGGTGAAGGATTCGTCAGTGCATTACGTCATGTGGTTCATTGGCTTAATACTATAGCAAAAAGAGTCCTTTCTGTGGCACAGGTCTTCCGTGATTTCATGGAAGTTCTCTTTGGCAAAAATATCTCTGGCGGTGGAATTACTGTTAATGATTACGAAGATATCGACGATTTCGCATCGGATACGGCAAATGCGACTGGTGCTACATCAGATAATTTAGGAGATGCTGCGGATAATGCGAAGGAACTCAAAAAAGAACTTTCAGTCCTTCCGTTCGATGAATTAAATCAGCTTGCAAAACCGAAGGAAGAGAGCGAAGCAAAATCTCCAAGTGGCTCAAGTGGTGGCATTGGCGATTCTAGTCTTGGCGATGTTGGTACTGGACTTTTGGATCAAATGTCGGAAGCCTTTAAAGGCAATGGACTTCCTGATGCTATTAATGAATGGGCAGAGCGAATTAAGAAAGCATTCCTTGATAAAGACTGGAAAGGTCTTGGCGAAGCACTTGCTGATGGGATCAATGAAGGAATCCAGAAGTTATATGATCTCCTTGACCCAAATAAGCTGCACAAGAAGATAGATCCTTGGGTAGATGGATTCATTGAAACGTTTAATTCTCTGGTTGATAATATTCATTTCGGTCAGCTTGGATCTGCTATGGCGAGAGGATTAAACTTCCTACTCGAAGAAGCAAACAGAATCCTCACAAAGATAGACTGGGAAAACTTAGGAAAAAAGCTTGCTGAATGGGCGAACGGTCTTGTTCATGATGTTGAGTGGGATCAGCTTGGACAGTTTTTTGCGAACAAACTGAATGTATTCTGGGAAATTGCATCAGGTTTTGTTGATGACTTCAACTGGACTGAACTCGGACTTGGATTATCTGAGGGTGCTGATAATTTCGTCAAACAGGTCGATTACGATGCAATGATCAATACTGTTACTGGTGGTCTGAAGGGAATATCTGATACAGTAAGGACATTCGCTCAGAACTTCCCGTGGGCAGAAAACGGTCAGCTAATTGCTGATAAGGTTAATGATTTTATCGACAAACTCCCAACCGCTGAAATTGGAAGTGCAATGGGAGAACTGATCCAAGGCATCGTTACTGGATTCAATAAGATCTTTGATCCGAACGAAGGAGTAAACTTCGAACGGCTCGGTATTAGGCTTGCAATCGGCGTATATAGCATTATCTATCACGTTGATGCGGATGAAGTAGGTACTCTACTTGGAAACATATTCAATGATGCTTGGGAGTTCTTAAAAGGTGCAATCGAAGGTCTTCCTGCTGAAGATGTAGGAACTAAAATCGGTACTGCCTTGAGAAAAGCAATTAATACTGTAAGCGGTGAAAATATCGGCGTTACATTGAAAATGCTTTGGAATAAGGGATGGAAGATCCTTAAAAATGCCGTAGAAGCACTTGGTAATGGTAAGGATGGAACTGGTACAGGTATTGGCGAAATTCTCCATGATGCGCTTGTTAAGATTGTGGACGGCATCGATTTCAAGGATGCCGCTGATACGTTTAAGGGTTTAGCCAAAAAGATCGCTGAAGATATAATGGAGTTCTTTGGCGATGGTGAAACGTGGGGTAATTTAGGGACGAAAATCGGGGAAGGAATTTCAAGCCTTCTTACTGACGCCGAACTTGCCGAAAAAGCAGCAGGAGCAATCAATGCTATAACTAATGCGCTCAAGGATTTAATTACTTCTGCGGTAGCTGCTTTGATTAAGCATAAAGATGAGATAATCGCCAATTTCACATCCTTTTTTGCGAAATTAGATTGGGGTTCACTTAGCTTGATTGTTGGTCTGATTTTGGCAGGTAAGCTTGCAAAAGCAGTTGGTGCTCTTACGTTCGCAGGTCTTAAAAAAGCCCTGATTGATAAGATCGCAGGAATATTTACAAAAGTTGGGGTATCTGAAACCGTTAAAAATGCAGCAGGTGGAATTTTTACTGGAATAAAAACCGCTCTTGGTGGAGTTGCAACAAAAGCTGCTACTGTCACATTAAAAATTAAAGGGCTTTTCTCCGGGCTTAAAACTTCCATTGGCAATATAGCAACAACTATTGGAGAAAGCGGATTCTTTGATGAATTTTTCACTGGAATAAAAACCGCTCTTGGTGGTGTTGGCGTAGAAGGAAGTGTTATCGCACTTGCAATATTAGCCACAAAGAAGATTCAGGAATTGAATGAAGCTATTCGTGGTGGAAACGGACAACTTACAGAAGAGGGTGGTGGTTTTGATTCCTTCTTAAGCAAACTTCAATCTGTCGGAGCAATAGCGGACGATACAAAGCAAAAATTATTCTTGTTAAAAGAGTCATGGGAAAACGGAGAAATTGATGACGATTCGTTCTATAAATCTGTTGTCGATACTCTTTCTGATGCAGGAGTAAGTGCATCTCAGGCAGAACGATACATTAAAGAACTTAGTTCAACAATGGGACTGACTGAGGAACAAACAAAGTTTCTTGAAACTGCGATTAAAGGGCTTACTGATAACGTTGATAATTCAAAAGAGATATTTGAGAATTACGGAATTGACGCTAGTAAAGCCGTTTCGAGTATTAAAAAGTCATTTGGCGATGCAAGTAATTCTGGGTTTGCCTTAAATCAGAATTTAGGCAATATTCAGCAAAGATTTGCAGAACTTGCATCGGATGGTAACATCGGGGAAGCATTACAGGATGTAATAGAAGAATTCCATTTAAGCAAAGAGGAAGTTGATGCGCTCGGCAAGGCGATTGATGAAAGATTGGGTCAGCCCGGATTGTTTAATGAATTGATTTCAGGCGCTTCTGGGGCAAAAAATGAACTGGTGAATCTCAATAATTCTCCGCTTGATAAAGTTGGTGAAAGTGTTTCTGGCGTTAAATCGAAGATGAGTGAACTCTTTGATAAAACAGTAAATGCAAAGACTAGCATGACCGAACTCGATGATTCTGCTAAGTCAGCCACTGAGAGTTCTGATGCATACAACGAGTCATCAAATAAAACTCCGGGGATTATCGATCTTATTAAAACAGCGGTTACAAAGATCGGTCAAGGTCTTGTCAGTAGAATGTATGACAGCAAGGAGAAGATCGATGAAGTTGTTGGTGGTTGGAAAGATAATCAAATAGACGCTATTAATAAAACCGGGGAAGAAGTTAAAAAAGCTAGTAGCGATCAAGCACAGAATATTGTTGACGGAAGCACGGAAACGCTTACTAATGCAACCAATTTGAAAGCACTTCACGATGCCACCTTTGGATTTAAGGCACATCTTGAAAAGGGCTATAAAGACGGAATTGAAAGCGGTTCTCCTTCGAAATTATTCCAGAGACTTACGGAAGCTATCCCAGAAGGAATTAAGCTTGCGCTGACAAATAGTGCTTCCAGTATCAAAGAAGCCGTCAAGAAACTCGCCAATGATATGCATTATGCTTACAAAGAAGCAGCTACAAAAGATCGTTTCAAACAAGCTACTCAGCCAGTTATTGACGGAATCAAGACTGCATTGCAGACTGGAAAAACACAGACTGACAAAGCTGCCAAGGAACTCGCCACATCTCTTGTTAATACTTTTAAGACAACCTTGTCTAATAAGAAGAGTGAGATGTCTAGAACATCAAAACAGTTCGCTAATGAAGGAATTGTTAACCCAATTAAAAACGCCATTAAGGATGCATCTCTTAGAGAAACATTATCTGGAAAGCTTGCAGGTCTTCTTGGGGCGATCAAAGAAAAGAGATGGGACTTTGAGGATGCAGGACGTAGTCTTGGAAATGCTTTGAAGAGTGGCATCGAAAATATTTACATTAAAACTCCTTGGATTGGCGTTTCAAAATATGATAAATCATATATTGATGCCGATAACTGGATTTGGGTTCCCCGATATAGCGTTGGATGGTATAGGAAAGGTGGTCTTTTCTCAGATCCGTCATTAATTGGTGTTGGTGAAGCAGGTGATGAAGCTGTTCTTCCGCTTGAAAATAAGAAGACGATGAGCATGATCGCTGATGCTATCACGAAGAATTCAAACGGCATGGGAGTAAGTCAGTCCGATATTACGTCTGCCGTGGTTCAAGCAATGATGGCGAACCAAGGGAATATGCCATCTATAAACCTGTATGCAGAATTGAAGACGGAAGACAATGAGACTCTAGCTAGAGCAGTTATGCGCGGTATAGAACAGATTGATTACAGAAACAATGCTACACCAAAATATAGCTATTAAATAAGTAGGAAGTGCTACTGGAGATAATCTGGTGGCACTTCTTTTTTAATTGGGAGGGGTATAGATGGCAGAGGTATTTTGGAAAGTCGATGGCGTGGCTATGCCTTGCCCGACTACATGGCAATGGGGACTCCAAGATGTGTCATTAGGGGAAAGTGGTAAACATTTATCCGCGAATTAAATGCGAAGCGGATGAATTGCCGTCCATGATGAATCCATCAAGTAGATCATGGATTATTAATGCGGAATTAAGCGGAGAAGCGGTTTGCAACCGTCATCCGAACCGAAGGGTGTACAAAGTACACTCAGGGGCAGAGCGTAGAAGGTGAAAAGATATAATCCTTCCAAGAGTCCGCGTCACCAGATGGATGTAGGTGAAAAGGTACGCCAGTCTGCGGTGTAATGCCACAGAGACATGGATAAAAAGCCATGTGTTAAAACAAACGAGAACAGACGATGCCCTAATGCATAAGAACCGGGTAGCACAGAAGCGAAAAATTCAGGTTGGATACTCAGCAAGAACTCCTGATGTAATGACAACTGTACTTCGTGCGATAAACCCGGAATATATCAGTGTTTATTATTATGACTTGCTTGATGGTGGATATGTCACAAAAACATTTTATGTAGGTGACCGCTCTGCTCCATTTAAGTATTGGTGGGATGGAAAGCACGTTATAGAATCGCTTAATTTTGATTTGATTGAGAGGTAAGTGCAGATGATAAATGTTTCAAACGCATGGCACTTAGCCATATCAAATGATAAAAGACAGTATCTGGAATACGCAGATATTGCTCTTGAAAATGGCGTAACTCTAAATCTGGAGAATAAAGATTTTTGGCAAGGTGGATTTTCTTACGAAGATGCCGTTTCTGCCGAAAATGATTTGCAGATCGGGTCTACTATCGTAAATAAATGCAACCTTGTTATCAACAATATTTACGGAGATTACGATACTTATGATTTCACAAATGCAAAAGTTGTTTTGCGCATCGGTCTTGCATTAGACGGAGAACCCGAAATCGTAAGGCGTGGTACATATACTGTTAATAATGCGACATTCAACGGAGATTTGATTTCACTTGAATGTCTTGACAATATGATTGCATTCGACAAAGCGTATGATAGTAAGTTAACATTCCCGGCTACTCTCAATTCTATCGTGCGAGATGTTTGTACGGAGTGTGGCATTCAGCTTAATACGCTGACATTTCCAAATGATGATTATATTGTTGCAACTCGCCCGGAGGATGAATCAACAACTTATCGTGAAGTATTGGCGTGGGCAACTCAGATCTCAGGATGTTTCGCTAGATGTAATCCGTATGGACAATTGGAAATTAAATGGTATCCTACATTATCTCTGCAAGAAGATACGGAAACAATTCTTGATGGTGGCATATTTGACCAAGCTATTCCCTATGCTTCCGGGGCAACTGCCGATGGTGGAACATTCAATCCGTGGACTACTGGATACGATTATGACGCAGGAACATTCGCTGATATAGTAACGGTTCATCATATCACTTCTTTATATAATAGAAGTGTTTCTATTGATGATGTAGTTATTACTGGCGTAAGGGTTCTCGTGAAAGATGAGACAGATGAAGCTTCAAGTACTGATGTTATTCATGAGTATATGAGCGGAACTACTGGTTATGTTATCGAGGTAGAGAATAATCCATTTATTACTCTTGATACTGCAAATGAAGTTGTTGGATATCTTGGCTTGCAACTTATCGGCACTAAATTCCGAAAGGCATCCATTACGCATGGCTCTGATCCTTGTATCGAAGCAGGTGATGTTGCACTTGTTCTTGACCGTAAAAATAATATTTATCCGATTCTTGTTTCGAAGACAACATTCTCTACGAGTGGAGCGCAACAGACAGTATCATCTGCTCAGACTCCAGTAAGAAATAGTTCTGCGAGATTCTCTGCGGAAACTAAGAATTACGTGGAACTCCGCAAGCGGTTAACAAACGAACGGACAATAAGAGAACGTGTCGAGAATGACCTTACAGATAGAGTAAATAATGCAAGCGGTTTATATGAAACACGAGTGACCGATCAAACTGGAACGGTTACTTACCTTCATAATAAAAGATTACTTGCAGATTCTGATGTCCAGATTAAGATTTCAGATGTCGGAGTTATGGTTACGCCTGACGGTGGAGAAAACTGGTATGGATTAACAGTAGATGGTGACATGATCACCAGAATTCTCACTGCGACTGGGATTAATGCGGATTGGATTGATACTGGTCAATTAGTTATCAGGGATAATCAGGGGAATGTAACGTTTTCGGCAGATACAGCTACTGGTTTTGTCAGGATTGTCGCATCTGAATTTAGTCTTACATCTGGGGATACGATTAATTCGATTGCAACAGATCGTGCCACTCAAGCACTTAATGATTCTAAGACTTATACGGATCAAACTATAGCAGGATATAAAGATGAAGTAAATTCCATCATCGGAAATATTCAAGACCAACTAGATGATAAGATTGAGTCTTGGTATTACGATTATGAGCCTACTATGCAGAACGCTCCTGCATCTGATTGGACTACGGAAGCTGATAAGAAAGCGCACGAAGGTGACGTTTTCTATTGGAAATCTACAGGTCATGCCTATCGCTTTATGGATAATAATGGCACATGGGGATGGCAACTGATTGAGGACACTGGCATTACAACAGCTATCGCCAAGGCAGAAGCTGCGCAGACTACGGCAGATTCAAAGAAAAGGATCTTTGTTGCACAACCGACTCCTCCGTATGATATTGGCGATTTGTGGGTACAAGGTGAAACTGGAGATATCCTGAAGTGTGCTGTGCATAGGGATAGTGGCAATTATGTTGCGACTGATTGGAACAAAGCCTCAAAGTATACGGATGATACAGCGTTAAATACTTTTATTGAAGGAAGCTACGCCACAACACTTCAAAATATTCAGGGTCAAATCGATGGCAAGGCTGAAACATGGTCACAGGAAAATGATCCTGCAACGGATTGGGATACACCTAGCAAGCGTTCTGAACATATTGGTGACCTCTGGTATAATTCCGCAGAAGGAGTTCAATCGTACTATAGATGGAACGGAACATCATGGGATGAATTGAATGCAAATCCTCCTAAAGCTGTTTTTGATGAAATTGATGGTAAGGCTCAGATATTTATAGAACAGCCTACTACACCGTATGCGGTCGGAGACTTGTGGTTTGATGGTTCGACATCTGACATTATGACTTGCATTAACACGAGAGCAGAGGGGGATTTTGTTGGGGAAGACTGGCAAAAGCGGAACAAGTATACTGATGATACAGCAATCGAAGATCTTCAGATTGGTGGAAGAAATTTAATCAAGAATACGCTTAATCCTGATGTATCTAATGTTGATAATTATCCGATGCTTATTGAACAATCTTCCGTTACTGCGTTTAATACAGGAACGAAGACTGTTGCGGCTCATGGAATCAGGCAGACAAACACATCTGCAAGCCGAACATTTATCCGCTTTGGTTCAGCTACCATTTCCTCCGCTACACTTAACGGACTTGAACAAGGCGAAACATATACGCTTTCTTTCGATGCTTCATGGAGAGTGCTTTCGTCTGATACGGGCAAGGCTGATACAAAGATGTATCCTATGAAAGCGATGCTGTATACGAATAAGGCATCGGCATCAACCTTCGCAATAGATCAACAGGAATCATTCGCAGATGTTACTCAGGCAGATAAAGGAACTGAGATGTCCGGGAGATGTGAGTTTACGTTTACGGTCGATATGGCTGTTACTAAGCTGTATCTGCTGATTGCAAACGAGCGTACAACATCCAGTAACTATGCCATTGGAGATTTTATCGAACTCAGGAATATTAAGCTTGAGAAGGGTGGTAAGGCTACCGATTGGAGTCCTGCAATTGAAGACCAGTCGAATGAAACAGAGCAGCTACTTAATTACTTCGTAGACGGTGAATTCAAAAATACGATCACTGATATACAGGGGCAACTTGATGCAAAAGCAGAAACGTGGTATCAGAGCACAGATCCTTCTACTGCATGGAATACTTCCGATTTAAAAAAAGAGCATGAAGGTGACCTGTGGTATTGCACTGCTATAAACAATCCCACATATCTTCAGAATCAGACATATAGATGGAATGGTTCTACGTGGGTAAAACAAGACGCTCCGAAAGAAGTGTTTGATCGGATTGATGGTAAAGCACAAGTCTTTACTGGCAATACAGTTCCGAAACCTCCGTATTATGTTGGAGATTTGTGGTTTAATGCTACACAAGACAATACTGGTGATATAAAGACTTGCGTCACTCAAAGACTTTCCGGGAACGGATTAGATTCTGACTGGAAGGTTAGGAATAAGTATACTGATGACGCTAAGATTGATAATTGGCTTGATGGTACACCTTCTGAGATTCCGAAGTTCAGTTCATTCTTGGATGTGCTTCCAAATACAATCAACGCAACAGTAAAGTCATCTGGTATATATGCAGAAAAAGCATCTATTATTGCTACGATTAATAACTCTGGAGAGTCTGAGGTAACAATTGACTCAAATAAAGTAAATCTTACTGCGTATTCAAAAATTAGTGATGTTCAGTCCATGATTTCTCAGAAATCCGATGAAATCACAATTACATTTATTCAAAAAGCAAATGAAAAGAATAGTTCGTATCATGGCAAAGGTGTGCCAACAACAAGCAATTACCCGGCACTATCTTGGGCAACGAATGAAGAAAAACAGAATCACGATGGAGATATGTATATAGATTCTGATACGAATAATACATATCAATACAATGCCATAGCTAATACAGGTCTACTTTTAACATTTAGTAGCGATAGTAGGACTGAGAGTCTGGTAAACGATTATGTTGTTATTTATTATAAGCTTGGTAATTACTATTATGCTTCTGAGAGATTTGGTGGCTCAACTATAGCGAACAAAACTTTCTTTGTTCCTTCACATGAATTTTATGTCTATTTTCATACAGATTCCTCGGCATCCAATTATTACGGGTTCAGATTTAGTTCTATCACTAGGGCTTCAGATCAACGTGTCTATGGAACGGTTGACTTTCTACCAAATTACACTCCAATAGAAGTGAGAGGCAACACATATCCACAAAGCGCACACAACCCATATGGAAGTAATCTTGATCAACTTTGGAAGTACACTTATAGTAGCAGCTTCACTGTTACCATAAATGGAAGTTGGACTCTTGTTAAAGATCCAGATATTACAACCCTTAATCAAAGCGTAAGTGGTTTGTCAACAACCGTATCAGATCTTTCTACACAAGTTACTCATAAAATCGATGCCGATAAAGTCATAACGCAAATCAATCTTGAACAATACAAAGCATCGATAAAAGCTGAACAGATTAATTTCACTGGATTTGCTAAATTTGTAGAACACGATGACTTATCAAAAACGGGGAAAACAACTAGCATTTACGGTGGTTATATTCAAACAAACACTCTTAGTGCAAGCACAATTCGTGGTGGAACATTAAAACTTGGTGGAACAGATGGTACTGATAAGACAAAAACATACGGTAATGGTCAGTTATATGTATATGATTCCAATGATGTGCAAAAAATAAAAATTGATAATACAGGTGCGCATTTTGGACGAATAACTTCCGGGACAAATGTAAATAAGTACTTGACAGAGATTGATGTAAGTGGAAATTTAACTACCAAATCATTAATGGCGATTGATTATATTAAACTTACCGGGAACTCTAGTTCATACTTAACTTTTCCACTAAAAGTAACCAATGGCAACACGAAAATCTCTGGTACTGTGGGTTTTGGCACACAAGCTAACACTGATTTAGGTCTTAAATTAAATTGGACTAGCGATGCAGGATCAAATGGATACGAAACCTTTAATGCAGTATTTAGCCCGTTTTTTGGACAACATCGCGAGACTTATTACAATAGAAGATCTGGAAATACAACAACCATCGATTATAATGAAGTCATCAAAATACAACAGGGGTATTCTACTACATATCTTGGAGAAGGTACTCTTACAGGATTAGTTTTTCAGTATAGTGGTGGTTCAAATTTCTATTTCACAAGAAATGAGATTTACGCAAACGCTTTGCGAACTGTTCAGCCAAAAAACAGAGTTGTGAAGACAAAAGATTATGCAACAAGGCTCTTGTATTGTTATGAAACCCCAACTCCATGTTTTGGCGATATTGGCGAGGGAGTGATATCGGAAGACGGTTTGTGTTACGTTTCGATAGAAGCTATATTTAGCGAAACTATAGTGACTGATAGTTATTATGTCTTTTTACAAAAACACAATTCTGGTGATTGCTTTGTGAAAGAACGGAAACCTTATTATTTCATTGTATCTGGTACACCGGGCTTAAGATTTTCTTGGGAATTAAAAGCAAAGCAAATTGGTTATGATCAACTAAATCTCGAAAGATATGATCAAAGTATGCCAAATATTGATAGTGGAATTGATTATTCTGCTTTGGCGATTCAACATATTCAGGATATTCAAAGTGAAAGAGAGGTATCTTCATGAGAACAGTAACATCTGTAACGGTATTTAATGATGCAGTTGGTAAGAGAATGAGCGCAAGCTATTCTGAGATCGATGAATCAACGGGGAGAGTTATTTCAGATAACAATCGTGTTGATCGCGTAGTGACCGATAGAGATATGAAAAATCTCATCAGTCAGCTTGAAGACTACGCTCAATCATTTGTAGATTCCGCAGAATAAGGAGATATAGTACATGGCAAGAAAACCGCTTGTTGTAGCTAGAAATGATTTTGTAAATGATGTTGTGAATCTTATTAATGAAGCTGAACTTCCGATGTTCGCGATCGGTGATGTATTGAAGGAGGTTTTGCTTCAGGTCAAGGAACAAGCCGATGCCGAATATGAAGCTGCTAAAAAGCAGTATGAGAAGGAACTCAAAGAAGAGTCTGCTAAAAAGGAGGAATCAAAATGAGCGATGCGCAACTGAATTTCTCTTTGAAAAATCAGATCATCAGGAGAACCGATGATTTTAAGGTAGTTGCTGATTCGATCAATTATCTATATGCACATTTCGATTTTGAGACAGACGAGTGGGTTAAACAAGGTATCATTACTGCCGTCTTCAAAAGTGGCGATAAAGCATATGAAGTAATTCTGGATGAAGAATATAACTGCTTAGTTCCACATGAAGTGTTGAATGGAGATCAGAAATATATTTATGTATCTTGTTATGCAGGAGCACTGGTTACAACTAATGTAGCCAGTGTTTTTGTTATGGAATCAGGCTATTACGATAATATGGAGTCCTCAACTGCACCTACACCGTCCGTGTATGCTCAGTTGACCAGAAGACTTCAAGAGATACAGGATGCCGTCAATGATCCATATAGAGATGTAGACGGTGGAAGTTTAGAAAATCCCGGATTCTACGAAAAAAGTGTAGATGGTGGAGTATTTGAGGATTGGTATGCTTAAGAGACAGATGCATTACGGATTCTTGGATCACTATACGGCATCGAACATCGTGTCCGTCATCAATGAATGGGTGCATAACGATAAGCATCGCAAGATACTGAGGGATAGACTTGTAAACGGTATGACTTTTGAGAAACTTGCGGAGAAATACTCATCTACGCCGACTTCGATAAAGAAGATCGTTTACAAATATGAATCAGTAATCGAAGATGGACTAAAAGTTTACTAAAGGTTTCTTGTTCGATGCAGTGCCGAATTATATGATTTATTTATGATATTAGGCTTAATGCCTATGATACTGGAGGTCTGTTACACATAACTTAATATGTGGCAGATCTCTTTTTATATATGGGGGACTAATCCGATGGAGTTAATAAAGATACTGGACGCGCTTAAGGGAGTTGGGCTTGGAAATGTCGTGATAATCGGAGTAGTCCTTTTATCGCTGATCCAAATCGCTCCAATTAAGGTTGATCCGTGGTCACGTTTTTTTAAATGGATGGGGAAACTGATTAACGGCGATGTAATGAACGAGATAAAAGATATCAAAGAGGATTTAGGCAACATTCATAAAGAATTGGACGAGACAAACGAAAGGGAAGAAGAAAGAGAAGCGAATAATGCCCGAAATCGGATACTGAGGTTTGACGATGAACTTCGGAGGAAAATAGACCATTCTTCTGAGTTTTTTGACCAAATTCTTGAGGATGTCAGTTTTTATCGCACATTTTGTGATGAACATAAATCCTACCCTAATGACAAAGCAGATAGTGCTATGCATAACATCAGAGAAGTTTACGACAGGTGTAAAAAGGAAAATAAATTCATTTAAGGAGGAGGTATCCCAATGATTAACTGGAAAGTAAGAATCAAAAACAAGAATTTCTGGATTGCATTCATCCCGGCAATTCTGGTACTGATTCAGGCTATCGGTGCTGTGTTTGGTTTCAAGATCGATCTGACAGATTTCCAGACGAAGATTCTCGCCGTTGTCGATGCGGTCTTCGTAGTGCTGACGATTATCGGCGTGGTAAATGATCCGACTACTCATAGCCTAAATGATAGCACAAGAGCAATGACATACACAGAACCGTACAGAAGCTGATAGGAGGAAATGTAAATGGCTATACAAAGCAGAAGAGGTAAGTATTCGGACTTTGATCCGAATCGGTTACTTCCGGGTGAGTGGGCTGTAGTCCAGAGCGGACATCCTGATGCAGAAGATGGAGAAGCTGTATATATGGCATTCTCCGCAGGAAGCGTTAAGCGTATGGCTACTCATGAGGATGTTAAGAGGGAAGTAGAGCTTAGTACGCAAGAGATTGCAGAAGAACTCGCAACTGAGTTTGAAGCTGATATTACGTCAGATATTCAGGCAGCACAGACCGCAGCTAACAATGCAAATACGGCAGCTACAAGGGCAAGTAATAGCGCAGCACAGGCAGCACAGTCAGCAGCTGCATTTACCGTAGATAAGACACTTACTGTCTCAGATAAGGCTGCTGATGCTAAAACAGTTGGCGATCAACTGAGTACATTAAAGGAAGATTTAACAGCCGAAGAAACCGCAAGAGCAAATGCGATTAGTGCAGAAGCTACGGCAAGAGAAGCGGCAGACGAAGCAATCAATGAAGAAATTGACATTAGTAATGTTTATTTCGGAAACGACAAGGGGTATGCGGTTCGCATTAATGGTGGAGCAGTTGGGAGCAAACTGAAGTCGCTTGTTTGCGAACTGCCTTACAGTGCTAATGGTTACGGATCGATCTCTATCTATAACGTAAAGGGCAAAAACCTTCTTGGTGGGATAAATCCAACACAAACGATTAACGGTGTTACATTTACCGTAAATGCCGATGGAACAATAACAACTTCTGGCACTTCCAGTGCGGTTGCTACATTTTTTATACGTAACATTTATCCGTTTAAATCTGGTGTTACTTATGCATTAACTGGATGCCCTAAAGGTGGCAGTCTTGCAACATACAGTATGTCATTTGGTGGTACACTTGGGCTTGATACTGGCGATGGTGGCGTATTTACCCCGGCAACAGATACTCAGCACGATGTAAGGATCAGAATCGCAAGCGGAATCAATACAGACGGATTGACTTTCAAGCCGATGCTTCGGTACGCATATCAGACAACAGAAAAATATAACGAAAATATTTTAGCAATAAAAACCGGAGCAACGAACATAAACGGCTTGACATTTGCAAGAAATTCAGATGGTTCGGTGGTTGTGAACGGAACTGCAACAGCGTTTACAAGTTTTTATATTCAAACAGATACGCAGTTTGAGGCAGGCAAGACATATAAGCTGAGTGGTTGCCCATCTGGTGGAAGTGCTACCACTTACAGAATGGCTATAGGTGGCGTCCATGCGGTTGATACTGGTGCTGCTGGTGTGTACACGCCAACTGCTAATGAATCACGTGATGTCCGAATTATGGTGAACAGTGGAATTGCAATGAACAATGTTGTATTCCGTCCGCATCTCACGGAAATCAAGAGCGCTGAATCCAACTATGCGGAGACAGATGCCGATATTATGATCATCGGATTCCCTGTATTGATTTATGGCGGATATATTGACATTGTTACAGGAGAAATCACAGCCACTATGTCGAGCACTGGCAGTGCAATCAATCCACCTACTAAATACAGTGTAACTCCACATCCGATTGAAATCGAATCGGATAACACGATTTTCACAAACATAAATTATGCGTGTTTGTCGTGCGAATACGTCAAAGACATGGTAGTTGAAAGAAAACGTGTGGCAAATGCCGATTTTCTTGAAAATTACAAGAAATATCGAGAAACATTTGTTACGTCTTCTTTGACTGTTGGACTGCCTACTCTTTACCTTGTGGGTGATACAAGTGCCATGACAAAAGATATCGAAGCAAACCTCGATTGGTATTACAAAGGCAACAGTGGAAAGTGCACACTCAAATGGCAAGGCTCATCATCTATCGCTTATTCAAAGAAAAATTACACGATTAAATTCAGCAGTAATGTTGATTTCGGTAAAGGATGGGGACCACAAAAGAAATACAACCTGAAAGCAAACTACATTGATTTTACAGAAGCACGTAACGTAGTCAGCGCAAAACTGTGGGGAGCGATTGTCAAGAGTAGATCGGTTCAAAATCCGTATCTGTATAATTTGCCGAATGGCGGTGCAACTGATGGATTCCCCATGATCGTGGTGCTGAATAATGAGTATCTCGGTCTGTTTGACATGAATATCCCGAAAGACAAGTGGATGTTCGGTATGACAGGATCCACAGAGCATGAGGGTATTCTTGGAGCGGAAACCCATTCGCTTCCTACTCAGTTTAAAGCAACTATTTCAGAATCTGATCTGATTGCTGAAAATGCCTTTTCAGTAGAGTACGCACCGGACGAGGATAACATAGGATGGATGGCAACAAGCGTTTCACAAGCAATCACGGCAGTAATGAACGCTACAAGTTCATCTGATGCCGAAACAATCAACCAGTATATTGACCTTGAAAGCGTTATTGACCACTATATCTTTGCCTGCTTGATCGGTGGTACGGACATAATCGACAAGAACTATCTGCTTGCAACATTTGATGGTACAAAGTGGTATATGAGCGAATGGGATCTTGACACAACATTCGGCAATCATTGGACGGGCGGATCGTACAATCCCGCAAATGCAATTCCAACGTTTGCGGATTATGCCACTCAAAGCGATTTGATGAAATACATCTATACATATCAAAAGCCAGCATTGAAGGCAAGATACACGGCTTTGCGTGCGAGTACAATGTCTGAATCAAATGTAATGCGTCAGTTTTATAACTTCGCTGCGGTTATCCCGAAGGGATTAAAGGATATTGATATCAAAAAATATCCGTTACTCCCGGCAACAGACACAGGAACTGTTGCTCAGGTTGTAGAATGGTACTCGCAGCGATGCAAGTTTTTGGATGCAGAAATCAATGCACTGACTTAAAGCAGGTTGTTTCGAAAACATAAAAATCCTATTTCGTTGAGGGGCAAGAATGTCAATTTATAAAAAAGAAATTACTAAGTATCAAGCGTTATTGGATAAGCTGACTTGTGGTTTTGATACATTAACTTTTGAATCAGTTGACGAAAAAAATATGCTGGCAGAACTTTTGAAGGAGAAAATTGATGCTTTGAGACAGACTGATGCATACTGCGATTATTGGCACAGTCAAAAGCATACTGATTGGGAAGATCCTAGACTGTAACTCAATTAAAGCAGGCTATTCTGTAGCAAAAATTAAATAACGGGTAATATGAGCCACATTCTCAGCTTTGGGAGTGTGGCTTATTTTTTTTACAAAACTATAAATCTTAAGGGGGCATAGTGAATGTCCATAGATTATAGGGAGCAAGTTATCAGCACGATCCTTGCCGAAACATATGACATGATCAGCCCAGATGATAGGGAAAGATTCGAAAGCAAGGTGATCCTGATTCTGGGGAAATACACAATTGCGGAACAAAGCACTGAGATTGTTCCGTATGACAATACGAATAACAAACTACTGAAGCGATACATCGGTTGCCTGAGAGTAGATGGTAAGTCAGATCGTACAATCTACCAGTATGCGAGAACTTGTAGAAAGCTTGCTGAGATGTCCGGGAAGAAATACACGGAGATGAATGCTTATGACATCCGTATGTTTCTGGCTCTAGAAAAAGAGCGTGGCATCTCAAATGTCACTCTGGAAAACACAAGAGCAAATCTTTCGGCATTCTTCCAGTGGTTAACTCTTGAGGAAGAGACTGCAAAGAACCCATGCATGAAGATCAAACCGATCAAATGCAACAAAGAAGTTAAATTCCCCTTCAGTGATGTCGAGATCGATTCCATGCGGAGTTCATGTAAATCGCTGAAGGAGAGAGCGTTAATCGAGTTCCTTCTCGCAACTGGAGTTCGTGTGTCGGAACTATCAAACATGGACATTGGCGATGTTAACTTCGGCGAGTTAAAAGTTCATGTTCGTTTTGGTAAAGGCTCGAAAGAGAGGATCACATACCTGACTCCTGTAGCCAAAGAGCATTTGAAGAAATATCTGGAAACGCGAAATGACGGACTGCCTTGCTTATTTTTGAATAACAAGAAGCAGAGGATAAGTTCAAGTGGCATCCAGTTCATTCTGAAAGAGATAGAACGAAGAACAGGGGTAACGAATGTGCATCCACACCGATTCAGGCGAACCTTTGCCACAAACCTTGCTAAGAGAGGAATGGATGTACAGGAGATTAAGGCTCTTCTGGGACACAGCGACATCAACACAACGATGAAATATGTTTATACGGACAGCAGTCAGATTAAGAATTCATACACAAAATACAGTATGTAATGGAGGTATAGTATGAAAATATGCACCTCAGAACAGGAATACATCAATGCAGTAGCAATACCTGCACAGAAAGCGTGTAAACGCTACGGTTATCTCCCTTCCGTTCTTATTGCCCAATCATGCTTGGAGAATGGATACGGAATTGAGTCCTACTGGGATAATCCGCAAATAGCTTTACTTCTCAAAGCGAATAATATGGTGGGAATTAAGAGCAACTTACTGAATGATTCATGGGACGAATACACTGTATGGCAAGGCGAGAGCATTACTAAGGATACGCCTGAAGAATACGATGGCAAGATGGTTACAATCGAAGATGATTTCCGGGTATATGATAGTATTGAGAGATCCTTCTGTGATTTTCTTCTGTTCCTGACCTATGCTTCGAATTACGGGAAGGGTGGCAAACCTAAGTACGGCAAAGCAGTTCTTTCCATGAGAGATCCTTCCGCATTGATTAAGAAGGTAGCTTCACTTGGGTATGCGACAGGAAGCACCTATCCATCAAGTGTTATGCGGATCATTAACAAACATGATCTGACAAAGTATGATAATCTTTCCGATGTTAAACCATCAGATATCATCAAAGAAGAGATCCCGGACGATCAGCTTGAGCCGTGCGTAATCAAGATTCAGAATAAAACTATTCATGACATCACGAAAGAGAATCTCTCTGAAGTCCCCAGATCTAGAAATGGCAACAAGATTAAGTTCATCGTCTGTCATTATCTAGGAGTCCCGAATGCAGACAACCCCTATCTGTATGGTGGAGGATATGGTGGTCATTACAATATCAAACGCAATGGCGAGATCTATAAAGCTGCTGATCCGAAGACTGCCGTAGTATGGCATTGTGGAGGAGGACTTCAAGGTTCTGACGGTCATAAATATTTCCAGATCTGCACGAACTACAATTCCATAGGTATCGAGTGTGGAGTCTGCTACACAGAAAACGTGAAGGATGCTGACGGCGATTCCAACAAGTGGTATTTTACGGAAGAGACTCAGGAATCGCTTGTCTATCTGGTGAGTAAACTTATGGATGAGTACGACATTAGTATAGATCATGTAATCCGTCATTATGATGTGACCGGGAAGATTTGTCCAAATCCCTACGTCAAGAATAACAACCTGAGAACTTCATGGACTTGGGATGAATTCAAAGCAAACCTGAAACAGTATCGTAAGGACGGAACAATCACTCTTCCGTATGACCATGATATCATCAAGAATGACTATCTTTCCAAAGGCGATTCTGGCGATGCTGTCCAGACAATGCAGATGATGCTTATAGCTTGCGGATATTCATGTGGTTCGTATGGAGCGGATGGAAGTTTCGGAACAAATACAGAGAATGCGCTCAAGGCATTCCAGAAAGCTTCCGGGATGACAGTGAACGGTCACTATGATGAAGCTACTAAATCTGCGTTAGAGAAAGCTTACAAAGAGAAGACGGAGAAGAAAACTAAATACTCAACTGTATGGAATGGATTGAATTACTCACCTGTTTACAACTATACTTATTACAAGAAAAAGTACGCAGATCTCCGCAAGGCATTTGGTACGAACAAACAAAAATACTTTGATCACTTCTGCGAATATGGCATGAAGGAAGGTAGACAAGGCTCATCCAAGTTTAATGTACATAAGTACAGGAAGAGATATGCAGATCTCAGAAATGCATTCGGCGATGACTTAAAATCGTACTATAAACACTTCATCCAGTACGGAAAAAAGGAAGGACGAAAGGGTTCGTGATTTTAAATATGCAACTTAAAATGCAACTTGAGCGTTAAAAAATGCAGTAAAATCAACGCTTTTTAGAGGTTAGTTCTGGGTTCGAATCCCACACTCTCCGTTTTTAGACCGATTTTCCATTATTTTTCAAGGGCTAATCGGTCTTTTTTTGTGCCATTTTCACGAAAAATCAGGCGTTTTTTATTCATATTGCTTATATTTTATTCCTGAGAGTTATAGTAAATTTGCACAAAGAATATCGATGCAACTTGCTGTGCAACTTAAAATGCAACTTGAAGCAACTTAATTTTACTGCATTTATTGGCGATTTAAAATTAGCCATGCAACTTGACAGCCTCTTCGAAATACTTATCGATCTGTTTATTCCATTTATCGGATTCGGACGCGAGTTCATGTGTGTATACAGCTTTCATCACTCTATCCGTCTTCCATCCTCCCCTTATCATGATGTACTGATCCGGGACTCCCTTTGCATGAAGGTAGCTTGCACACCAGTGACGGAGATCATGAAATCTTGTCCCCTTGCATCCAACCTTCTCAGCTATACGCTCAAATCCAGTTGTAAGTCCTCCGGGAGTTTTGATGTTGGTGATGCATCCCTTCTTCATGATCTTGTCGATGATCTCTTTTTGCATCGGTATGTATCTATCACTGTCATACGTCTTAGTCCCTTTCGTTACAAATTTATCGCGTGGACTGAGAACCATTGCTTTATGGACATGGATTGTTGTGCCAGATATGTCATCAAGAGTTAAAGCACATATCTCGCTTCTTCTCATCGAAGCTAAAGCTGCGAGTAAAACCGGGATCTCCATTTCTGTCCCTTCTGCTTCTTTGATGATCTTTGCCACATCCTTCGTGTCTGGAATATGCAAGTCTGGTTTCTTGCGTTCAGGGAGTCTTGTCTTCGGCACATGGTAGTCATTGTAATCGATGACTGCCGTTACCAGTCCAACCATATTTCGGATCGTTTTTGGTTTCTTTCCATCCATCAGCAAGTCATTTATGAACTCCTGCAGAGTATCCTTATCCAGAGTAGCCATTCTGCGCTCGTAGAACGCGCTATAGGACGTTTTAATGGTTCGATTGATAGCTTCATACCCCCTGATCGTTGAAGGGCTTAAAACAGCTTCTTTGATTGTTATATAATGTTCTATTGCATGACCAATCTCATCTGAGTTTTTTGCGACTCGATGCTCATCTGCGAACTCAGATGCTTTCCTTTCACATCTTCGCTTATCTGCATCTGTAAATACTTTGTACTTACGCTTTCCATCAGCATCAGTGCCTATGTATACTTGGCATCTATATTTTCCAGATGGTGTCAATGTTGCTTTCGCCATAATTATTCTCCCTTAAAAATGAGTACAAAAAATACACGTAGATGGAACGTGCATTTTATGATGGTTAAATCATTGCTTCTAGATCATAGAACCTCTCTGCATAAGAGATTCTTTCTTCTACATATCCTTTCTGCCTTTCCCATATTTCAATGTCATCGGATGTTACTCTGATACATCCTCGTTTCTTAAGATTCTGAATTAGGTAACTTGCAACAGTAGGCGATACATCGAAGATAGCCGAGAATGCTTGTGTATTGATAATTTTATAATCCGTCCAGATTCGCAATACGGTATACTCAGGCATCAGCAACTGTCTTGCAAATGTGTTCGCTTCAGTTTCTTCAACATCGCTCTCATCTTTATGCTCAAGAAATATATGCCCAAGTTCATGCGCTATATCCCACCGAACACTGATTAAACGGTTTGAATATCCGTTATATAGAATTGTATAGATATCTCGCTCCCGGTCATAGATCTTCACGCCATTAAGCGTCTTATACCCATATGTGAATGCTCCAATGTTAATATGAAGCATCTTACAGTAGTCTTGAATGGAAGAGATGATGATCTTTTTATCGGAGTGCATATGGAAGACATTTGGAGTTAGCGGCAATTCTTCCTGTGCTAAAAGGATCTTATTTGCAGTTTGTTTGCATTTATTGTAGTTAGGCTTAATCACTTCTTATCAATTCCCCTCAATTTATAAAAGATATCGATAGTGTTTTCCAACTGTTCTTTGAGCAACTTTTTATCTTCATCACTCATCGTCTTGCCGTCACGAAAATGAATACTGAAGCGATTATCCTTATCAGTTACGACAATTCCGGGATCTTCCTGAGAAACATCTTCCGTTCTATGCATCGGCACATCATATCCCATGAGCCAAGCCGGGTCGATGTTATAGTGTCTTGCGATTAAGCCGATCTTATCCTGACGCATGGTTCGCTGACCATTAAGCCACATTGAAATAGAAGACTTAGCAATACCAACACTCTTTGATAATTCGGCTGCACTTATGCCGTAATAATCTATCAATTCCTGCAATCTTTTTGCTGTACTAACCATACCACTCCATTTCTCTCCCCTGTTTGTACCTATGATTATACATTATAAAGTTCACATTTACAATCGGTCTTGGAAAAAATAATTCACAAATCGAAACTTTTTTGTTGACAATGGTATATAACCATGATATTATCATTACAGTTCACGAAGCGGAACAAAGTTAAAACATAGAAAGGTGGTGAAAAACAGCTTTGGTCGAATATGATTACTCTAAACTCCGTGGCTTAATCAGAGAAAAGATGAAGACGGAAGGTGCTTTTGCTCAAGCTTTAGGGCGAAGTCACAACTTTGTATCTCTGGTGTTTAATGGGGAGACATTCTTTACGCACGGAGATATCGTAAAGTCATGTGAACTACTGGACATCATGCCTGATGATATCGGGTTATATTTTTTTACTCCTAAAGTTCACGAAACGGAACTTAAAGAGGAGGTAACTGAATGAACGACATCAAGATCTTTGAAAACTCAGAATTTGGATCGGTCAGGACAGTGATGGTTGATAATGAACCGTGGTTAGTTGGCAAAGACGTTGCGGTCGCACTTGGATACCAGAATCCGAGTAAAGCACTTGCGGATCATGTTGATGACGATGACAAACTCAATAACGAATCGTTATCGAGTTTAGGGCAGAGAGGTGGATGGCTTATTAACGAATCTGGTCTTTATAGTTTAGTTCTCTCAAGCAAATTGGATTCTGCGAAACGGTTTAAGCATTGGGTTACATCAGAAGTCCTTCCGTCCATTCGTAAAACTGGTGGTTATCAGCTTCCTCAGACATATGCAGAAGCACTTCGGGCTTTAGCTGATAAAGCAGAAGAAGCGGAGCGCCTTGAAAAGCAGAACGGTCTTCTCCTTGAAGATAACCACAGGATGAAACCTAAAGAGATTTTCGCTGATGCAGTTTCTATATCTGACGATGCAATCCTAATCGGACAACTTGCCAAGATCCTCAAGGGGAACGGCATTGAAATAGGACAGAACCGATTATTCGACTGGTTTCGTAATAATGGATACCTCATGAAGAAAGGCGAGGCAAGGAACCTTCCTACACAGTATGCAATGGAACGAGAGCTATTCAAGATCAAGGAACGTACTGTTAATAATCCAGACGGGTCTGTAAGGATCACAAAAACGGTTATGGTGACCGGGAAGGGACAACAGTATTTCGTGAATCGCTTTCTCAATAGAGAAGATAACGGGTACTGCGGACATACATAATGCCGAAAGTGAAATTATCTGATTACGATCGGGCAACTGAAGATATCGAATTGTGTTTTAGGAAAGCGATGATCGGACGTTACAAGCAGAAAGATCTCGCCAAGAAGCTGCGGATTTCGCAACCGATGCTGAGTAAACGCCTTGCAGATATCGATAACGTCAAATTGGGTGATCTCCGGGAAATGGGGAAGTATCTGGGGATTGAAATAATTATTAAGGGGAGAGAGCAATGAGTATCGAGGAACTTAAGAAAGAGCGCAAGATGGTTAAGCGCGAAAATATGAAAAAAGCTTTCATGACGAAAGCAAAGAAATTATTTCTGGAAGCTTACGAAGGTGACTTCATGTCGATAGGCGAGTTTATCGGTGGAGTGCTTCTCATTACAGCACTGTTTCTGATTGTCGGCGTTGCCGGGGAGATCGAGATTGCAGACAGAATCACAAGTACATCTATCGTGCTTCTCGCAATTGCAGGTGGTTACCTTGGCATCTATGCATTGATTAAGTTGTTTTGGGAGGATTGACATTGGCGATATATAAGAACGGAGAAATCTACGCCGGGGAAAAGAGAAGGACATCTGATATGAGTACGGCAATACTCTCAGATGCCCAGATAAATAAAGACATCTCTTATCTTATCAGGGAAAACGCTGAGATGCAAGCGCAGATGGAATGCATCAAGAATATCTTGGCTATTGATATTTACAGCATTTCGGACTCCGTGAAGATCGAAGTGCTTCGAAAAATCTTAAATGTTGAGGAGGATACATGAACGTCAAATTTAAGTCTCTTTCCTTTGAAAATTTCAAGGGCATAAGGAATTTACAGATAGATTTCAACGATCTTGCAAATGTTATTTCTGGACGTAATGCAACCGGGAAAACAACCGTAATTGATAGCATCTGGTGGTTATTCTTCGGAACGGACAGTCACGGCAACTCGAAGTTCGAGATCAGAGAACTGGATTCGAATGGTGACAAGGTTCACCACACCAAAATATCCGTCACGCTTGTGGCTGAGATTGATGGAACAGAGACAACGCTTCAGCGCATCCAAGAGGAAAAATGGGTGAAAAAGCGCGGTCAGGAAGAACAGGAATTCTCAGGAAATAAGGACAGCTATCTCATTAATGGCTTCCCGAAATCCGCTAGAGAGTATGAGGACTTCATAGCATCAATAGTAGATGAAAACGTCTTCCAGATTCTCTCAAATCCGATGACGTTTCCGAATTTGGATTGGAAAGAACAGAGAAAGTTACTTCTGAGCCTGATCAATATCTCCCCGGAAGAAGTGGGGAAGAACGTTGATTACTTTGATTTGATATCTGCGGACATTCTTCAGGAATCGCCTGATGCCGTAAAGAAGAAATATTCTCTGGAAAAGAAAGAACTGACTAAGCGTCAAGAACAGCTGCCAGTGGAAATCAATACTCTTCACGGACAGATACGCGAGGTAGATGAGAAGACGTTAAGAGAAAAGGAATCCTCCCTCAATTTAGATCTCGATTCCGTAAACGAAGAGATCTTTAAGGTTTCCAAAGTAAATAATTCAGCGATTGAATCGAAGATCACAGAACTCAAATCACAGCAGAAAGTAATAATCTTGGCTGCTAATGATAAACGTAGTGCCGATGTCCGAGAAGCCAGAAGTGCTGTTGATGCAGTGCAGAGAGAATACCAGATAGCAGAGTTTTCGCTAACTTCTGAAGAAAACAACATTAATCGGAAGAAGAATGGTCTTAAAACTAAGCAGGAACAGGTTAACAATCTTCTGAAGCTGTACAAGAAGATGTTGGAAGAGAAGTTCCCAGAAAATGAATCGTATTGTCCAAGATGTGGTCAGAAGCTTCCCACTACGGATCTGGAAAAGATCAAGGTTGATTGGGAGAAGAGACACAAAGATGAAACTGAGAACGCTAAGAATAAGGGTAATGAACTTTATCTTCAGACTCGCGAACTGGAGAAGCAGATCGCAGAATCTGAATCATCTCTGGAGAATCAGAAAAAGACCTTTGAAAACTTAAAGACGAGACTTGAAGAAGTTTCGGCTACTTTGAAAACTGCCGAATCTCAGCCAATATCTGACGGAAAAGATCTCCCTGAATATGTCGAACTGGAAAAGCAGATTCAGGAACTTTACGGAGAGATGGTTGATCTCCCGGAACTTCAGAATCAGAAATTTCAGTTAGAGCAGAAACGCTCTGAGATAAAGGCTAATATTTCTGCCGTGCAGCAGAGTTTGGCGCAGGTCGGCATTAATCAGCAGATCGAAGCTGATATCGATGCGAAAACGGAAGAACTTAAGAGTGTTGCACAGCGAATCTCTGATGCGGAGAGAAAGCTTTTCGTACTGGAGAACTACGTCAAGGCATTATCTTCGTTGATTAATTCTCAGTTTGATGGACTGGAGTTCAAATTATTTGAAAACCAGATCAATGGTGGCATTAAAGAAACTTGCTCCATTACTTACAACGGAGTTCCTTATTCATCTTTGAATAGTGGTCACCGTATTACGGCAGGTCTTCAGATTATCAAGACGTTCAGAAAGCTGTACGGAGTAGAACTCCCGGTTTTCATTGATAATGCAGAATGTTTATCTTCAGATAACCTTCCTGAGATGGATGGGCAGATGGTGTTGCTTAAGGTTTCAGATGATAAGGAACTGACTGTTAACTAAGGGGGAGAGAGTAATGGAAGGAAATACGGTGTGGAGTTTCTCACAGAAAGCCGGGTGGAAACTTCCGGGAATTATGAAAGGGATTGATCCGCAGAAGACTTACGATGAAATCTACGGAGACGGTGAAAGTAGAACGCTTTCAGATATCGTAGATCTCGCCAGAAACAAGAAGTCTGCGATGCATAACTACTTTGAATGGGACAACAAAGTAGCTTCTGAAAAGTATCGTGTGATTCAGGCTCAACGTCTTGTAAAGAATTTCGTCCTTATTCGGGAAGACCCTGAAACTAAAGAAGAAGAGAAAACTGTTTTTCGCTTAGTTGAAGCAGACAGTTCTAGAACAGGTACATACAAACCTGTGAAGTTCTTTTATGAGAATAAAGATGAATACGAAAAGCTTCTGGATCGGGCAAAGATTGAACTTGAAGGTATCAAAAATAGATATCAGCGATTAACGGAACTTGATTCTGTGATTGAAGCTATTGATGAGTTTTTAAGAGTTTCATAAATGTATCTGAGCGGTTGGTTCTGATGATGGTGTAATAGATTTTGCACCATGTAGAACAAGATAGAATCCCAAAGAGAATGACGCAACAACAAACAGCATGATAATACTGCATATCACAAAACATAACATTGCATCATCTTCCGAGCCAATTGCTCAACAATATTACAGGAAAGAACAGCTTTCTATGGAATACGTTTTAACAATATAAAACAGTATAAAACAATATGCGTTCACCCGGCGATATGAGCCGAAATAGCTAACGATATTTCATGATAGTCATACAACAGCGAAGAATACTTTAGCGCAGACAAATTCAGTATAGGACATTGCAAAAGTTCGTATCGCTAGTTGAGCGCATATTTGCTCTATATCAAATCAAAACACTAAATGATAAAATCCTAGATTTCAATTAAGAACAAAATAAATTATCGTCCGTTCTACTGGCAACATTGCCAAGCGTAGGAAAATACAGGTCAATTCAACGCACTATAACTCAGCATAGCCGAAGACAGTGTTGCTTGTTGAGCGGATGATATATGCATTTAGTTAACGGAGTAATCCGTATGTTATGACAGTTTAGATCATGACGCAACAGCATAAATAAGCATACTACAGCATACCTTACTCCGTTAATTAAGCGTATAAAGCGAATAGATAGAATTACGGGCATTTCTCCCGTAGTAGGACATATCAGGATAGGAAATCAAAAGGAAAGGTCAGCTTAATTCAATAAAGCATAATATAGGACAGCTTACTACATAGGATTTCAGAAGTGTCTGTAATTGTGTTTATTCGCGAACAACACAACACAATATCAATTAATTAATTAAAAACAAAAGGAGAAAAATTATGGCAAAGAAGGAACAGGCAATCGAATTAAAGGAGATTAAGGTTAATACTGCAATAATTACAATTGAGGGCGATGGCGATCTGGTTCTGAATAAAATGAACGAACCGACAATTCGTGCTCTTACAGATCAGCGCAAAGACAAGGCGAAGTCAACAGAGAAGCCGAATGAATGGGAATGCATTATTACGGCTATGCACTGGAGAGATGGCTATCCGAAAGAATTTACGGAAGAAGCACTTATCAATGCTTTACAGAATAATGCTCCATGCATCACCGCATTCGGGCTGAAGAAAGCTATTCTCGCAGCAGTTGTCAGAAACGGAATTGATACTTACTCCACAAAAATGGATTCTGCACTGAATATCGTTGCAACTGGTGGGCTTATCCCGATTAAGTTTACGGATCACTTTATTGACGAGAAGCTGATGTCTCCGAAGCGTGGAGCACCTGTTCTGGTTCACCTTAATCGTTTTTCCGGGTGGAGCGCAACGTTCACTATTAAGTATACGGAGAATGTTTACGGAATTGAGCAGATTGTAAATGTGATTAACCTCGCAGGTTTCGGTAGTGGAATTGGTTCTGGAAGAACATCTGGTTACGGAAGATTCCATGTATCAAATGTTGAAGCATAAATAATATTTCGCCCGTGTGTTGAGGTGTGGCTGTAAGAGTCATAAGAACAAACAATAGCATACTAAACGACACAACAGCGCGGAACACGACAGGACAGAACAATATATCGCAAGACATGGCTTTTATAGTCATTCTTAAGCACACGGGCTTTCATGCATCTAGATGACAACTTGTGTTGTTTACGACACGATCTGACACTTTAATTTACCACAGGTCAAATCACGACAAAATAGCATATTACAATACGAGTTGTTTTCCGGGTGCATGAAGCATCCATTACATAATAGGAAAACATAATAACTATCATAACATGAAACCGCAAGAAATGACAGGACAATAACATCGTGCATCTAAATGATGGTTTGAATGAACTGTCTAGCATAGCCTTTATCACAAAAGAACACTACAGAACAGCATAATTCAAATCATCTTCTAGGTGCATGATACACATTTAAGAAAGGAGATTATATGGCATCGACATCAGTAACTAATACACAACCCCAGAAAGTGGGGTTTGCTACGTTTTGTGCAAATCCTGCGGTCAGACAGAATATCGCAGGTGTGGTTGGAGAGAAAAATACGCAATCTTTTATTGCATCAATTGTGTCTGCTGTACAGGCAAATAAGTCGCTTGCAGAGTGTACAAACAGTTCCATTTTCTCCGCAGCGTTGCTTGGAGAGTCATTGAAGTTATCTCCTTCACCGCAATTGGGACAATTTTTTCTCGTTCCGTACAAAAATAAAAATGGTGTAACTGAAGCCCAGTTTCAGCTTGGGAGTAAAGGTTATCGGCAGCTTGCGATTCGTAGCGGTCAGTACAGAAAGATCGTAGCATCTGCTGTCAAAAAAGGAGAGTTGAAGTCATTCAACCCAATTACGGAAGAATATGTTTTTGAACCAATTTTGGATATGGAATTAAGGGAATCTCTCCCGGTTGTTGGGTATTACGCAGCTTTCGAACTTATCAACGGATTCAAGAAAGAAATCTACTGGAGCAAAGAAAAGATGCTTGCTCATGCTGATCGATACAGCAGTGCATTCAGTCTTAATGCGAAGGGAGGTAAATATCCGAAAGTTTCGTATCAGGATTATCTGGACGGGAAATATCCTGCGAAAGACGAATGGCTTTATTCATCCTTCTGGTACAAAGATTTTGACGGAATGGCTGAGAAAACAATGCTTCGCCAGTTAATTTCCAAATGGGGCGTTATGAGCATTGATCTGCAACGTGCATTTACATCTGACATGGGTGTTCTGAATGAATCCGGGGAAGTTAAGTACGTAGATAATCTTCCTGAAGATCCTGCGGAAACAGCAGAAACTGAAATTGCAGAAAAGGCGAATGCCGAAGAACTTGTCATCGAAGCAGATGCAGAGGAAATATCGTGATGGTTATGGAGTTTATTTAAATGAAGAAAAGAGAATGGCACGGAGAAAGCAATACAAGATTATACCAATCTTGGCTAAATATGAAAGCTAGGTGCTATTACGAGAAAGGAAGAAAATATGGTAATTACGGTGGTAGGGGCATAGTTGTATGTGATGAGTGGAAGAACTCTTACATAACTTTTAGAGACTGGGCTTTAGACAACGGTTACAATGATAACTTAACTTTAGACAGAATAGATGTAAATAACTGCTACTGCCCATCTAATTGCAGGTGGATTACAAACAAGCAACAACAGTCAAACAAGAGGAACAACAGAATAATTGAATATAAGGGAAAGAAATATACTCTCGCTCAATTATCGGAACTATTGGAAATAAATGAAAAAACATTGCAAAAACGTCTATTGAAAAACAGAGCAATAGATGAGCCAGTAGTGGCAAGCGGATATAACACAACTGACTTAACCGGGAGACGTTTTGGAAGATGGACTGTATTATCTTTTGCCGGATATGAAAGATGTGCAGTGTGGAATTGTAGGTGTGACTGTGGAAATGAAAAGAAGGTAAAGTCTTGGTCTTTAACTTCTGGAAGATCAAAAAGCTGTGGTTGCCTTCAAAGGGAATTGATTAGCAAGTATGCTTCTAGTAATGATTCATATGCAAAAGAAAAATCAAAAACAATAAAGGTCACGCAATACGATACCAACATGAATATAGTGAATGAGTTTAATGGATTTTTGGAAGCACATAAAATTACATCAATCAACAAAGGAAACATTGCAAGGGCGGCATATAGCAATTTTCGTTATAAAGCAGGTGGCTTCTACTGGTCTGCAAGGAAGGAAAATAAAAATGAAAATTCATGTTCTAGGGAGTTCTAGCAACGGTAACTGCTATGTAATCGAAAATGACGGTCATTATCTCGCACTTGATGCCGGGATGAAATGGAAAGATGTACAAATTGCTTGTGGGTTTCGGGTGAGTGCCATAGACGCTTGCCTGATAACTCATGAACATGGCGATCACGCACAGTATTATCGCCATTTCAATAAAAACGGCATCCCGGTATATGCAGAAGATAGAACTGCAAAAAACCTCAAAATAATAACTGGAGAATATGTGCGGAGTCTGTCATCAAACAAGATAACTCGAATCATCGGTCACTATAAAGTCATCCCGATTCCAGTGCCACATGAAGATACTCCGAATTCCGGGTACATCATCGAGTTTGATAATGGCGAGAGATTACTTTATGTTACCGACTTCGAATACATTCCAGTTACCGTCAAAACATGGAAAATAAATCATTTCCTGATAGCCGTAAATCACTCAGAAGACATCGATCTGAATGACGAAGCTAGGGAACACAGGTTGCGCGGTCACAGTAGTTTGGAAGTTGTCAAAAACTTCTTGGAAAAGTCGATTTCTGACAAATGTAAAAATGTCATCGCTTGTCATCTTTCTGACAAGTATGCAGACGAGAAAAAAATCCTGAGTGAACTTAAAGAAGTCTGCGGTGACAATGTAAATGTTAACATCGCCCACAGGGGTGAGAGTATAGATCTATAAGGGAGGACATAAGTTGAATTCAGTAAATATCACGGGAAGATTGACTCGCAAACCTGATATGCGTACTTCAGGTGAAACAACTATCGCTCAGTTTGGCATCGCTTGCAATCGCAGGTACAAAAACAAAGATGGGAAATACGATACAGATTTTTTCGAGGTCAGTTGCTTTAACGGATTAGCAAAGTTCGCTGAGAAGTATCTCGATAAAGGAGTGAAGGTTGAGGTATCCGGGAGACTCCAGCAGGATCGTTGGACTGATAAAGATGGTAAAAATAATCAGCGGATCACCATCATTGCATCTGATATTGAATTCGCAGAGAGCAAAGCTGCGTCTGGGAATGCGACTACTAAACCTGCATCTGCACCTTCGACAGGAGATGCTGACTTCATGCAGATCGAGAATAGCTTAGACGGGGAATCATTACCTTTCAATTGATGTGAGGAGATAAAATGACGGAATTCGAAAAAGTCAGTAATGATGAAATCAATTTTACGGATAGTGGTGATCTCAGGGAAAATGCTATCTACTGGACGAATGGTGATGAGAATTGCACTGTTAATTTTACACAAGTGAAATACATCACCAAGGTAAAAAGACTTGCAGAGAAGTTCCCGGATGATGTGAAAATCAAATCCGAAAAGAATGGTGTGCTGATCGCCACACTCCCGGTCAAAGCGATCAAAGTAAATATCGTAGACCGTGAATTTTCGGACAAGGAGCGTGAGTTGATGGCAGAGCGAATCAGGAATTCGGTTCACGCCCACAAGGAATCACAAGATTGAGGTCAAATTTCAACGAAACACTCCTTACCCTACAATCTATAGGGTAGGGGGTAAAAATTCAAATTTGGGCTTTAAAACGAAGGGAGGTGAGAGCGGTGGTCATTCTTGAAGATAAGGCTCAGAAGGAAGACAAGCACAGTGTTAAACATCGATACTGGGAATCGCATGGATATGAAATCATCCGTGTTCCGTTACCTGTCGGTGATTACGTCCTGATGAACGATAAAGTTCAGGACGTTTTGGATCGAAAGACAGCCAGAGGTATTGAACCGAAGAAGATGGATTTCCTTGGCACGTACAATGTCTGTGTAGATTCAAAGTTCTCGATTCAGGAGTTAGTTTCAGATATTTGTGGGCAACAACATCAACGATTCAGGGATGAATGCATTCTGGCTCAGAATAACGGCATCAAACTTTACATTTTGGTTCAAAATGATTACGAAATTGTCTATTCCAGAAATGGAAGAACCATAGAAAATTATACGATTACGGATCTTAAAGATCTTCATAAGTGGGTTAATCCGAGATTGTGGATTTTTAGATCTGGAAAACAAGCTTATCCAAAAGCCACACGAGGAAGTGTTCTGCAAAAAGCTTGTTACTCTATGGAACAAAAGTATGGATGTAGCTTCGTTTTTGTCTCCACTAGGAATGCCGGGAAAAAAATTCTGGAAATATTAACCTAACAAAAGGCATCGAGCATCTTGTAGACGGTGTATGCCGTTCAAAAAAAGCATAGTTCAGAACAGTTATGCAAATTATACTACTCTCTACAATACGACAAAATAAAATAGAACAACATATATCGTCTATAGGGTGCTCGATGGGAAGGACTAGCATGGAAAAGGAAATCAAATACACAGTCGCAGTGAGCGATAACATCGATGATTTCGATTCAGAGAATATGTATAGATCTCCACAGTATTTTTATATGCATAGCAATGACGAATTAGAGAAATTCGTTCACCAGATGGTTGTTGCCCATAAGAAAAACGTTTTGATTTATCAGGGGAAATTTTAAGGAGTTAAAAATGTCCGAAATTAAATGGATAAAGCTTACCGTCAACGTTTTTGATGATGAGAAGTTTGATGCCATTAAAACTCTACCTGATAGCAATAACATACAATTGGCATGGGTTAAACTTCTTTGTTTGGCAGGTAAGTGCAATGAAAACGGATTCCTGATGCTTACAAGGGAGATTCCGTACACTGATGAGATGTTGGCACAGCGGTTCGATATGGATATCGGAGTTGTTCAGAGAGCGATGAAGATATTTCAGCAACTTAACATGATAGAGGTTGTTGACAATATCTACATGGTATCAAATTGGCTGAAGTATCAAAATGGTGACCGTCTTGAAGAACTTCAGCAAAAGCACCGGGAATCTCAAAAGAAATACCGTGAAAAACAGAGACAACTGGCACTGGAAGAAAAAAGTGATATCACGGGTGATATCACAAGTGATGTCACCCCTTCTATATCTATATCTTTATCTAATTCTTTATCTAATAATGAATCTATAGATAATACAGATGCTATAGATATAAATACTAATACTACAGATAAATCTATAAAGAGATTCATACCTCCAACAGTTGAAGAGGTTACGGAATATTGTAGAGAAAAGAATTTAGATAATATAGATCCTGAAAGCTTCGTTAGTTTTTACGGAAGTAAGAATTGGATGGTCGGAAAGAACAAAATGTCAAATTGGCATATGGCTGTTTCTGGGTGGAATAGTAGAAACAGGAGGCAGAGTTCGGGAACAAAACTAGATTTGGAAAGTTGGGCAAGGAAATGACGAAAGAAGAATTTATTTCAATACTCTGTGAAATTGACGGAGCATATCCTTCATTCACAGTAACCGAGAATCTTGCGGATGTATGGTACAAGCATCTTGGTAAATTTGAGCATACCGTACTCAATAAGGCTGTTACGGAATATATTCATGAAAATTCCAGACCACCTGCCATATCTGATTTTTACGGAAGGTGCGAGAAGATCACCAGATTTAATAAAAGTCGGGAGGTTTTCAAGTAAATGTCACTTTACGAATTCAAGGAACAGGATGCTCTTGAGTTTGCACACTTCAAGGGTATCGAAACCAAAAGGCATGGCGATGAGTTACAGTTTAAGATCTGCCCGTACTGCAAAGGTGGTAGAGGTCAGAATGATAAATATACTTTCGCCATCAATATAAAGAATGGTGCGTTTAACTGCAAGAGGAATTCATGCAATGCTTCCGGGAATATGTTAACACTTTCGAAAGACTTCGATTATTCGCTTGGGACGCTTGCGGATGAGTACTTCAGGCAGAAAAAACAGTACAGAAACTTTGGCAAGAAGAAAGCTGCGATTATTTCAAAAGATCCTGCTGTCAACTATATGAAATCCCGTGGAATTTCAGAAGAGGTTACCCGGAAATACGAAATTACTACTCAGACGGATCGTGATAATATTCTGGTCTTCCCGTTTTACGATGAATTCGATCAACTTCAGTTTGTAAAGTATCGCAAGACTGATTTCAACAAAGAGAAGGACAAGTCAAAGGAGTGGTGCGAAAGGAATTGCAAGCCAATTCTCTTCGGGATGAACCATTGCAATTCGGACAATGGGACTTTAGTTCTTACGGAAGGTCAGATCGATTCGATGTCCGTAGTGGAAGCAGGAATTGAGAATGCCGTTTCAGTCCCTACTGGGAGCAAGGGATTTACATGGATTCCGTATTGTTGGAATTGGATACAGAACTTTGATACTATTATCGTTTTCGGAGATAATGAAAATGGACATCTCACTTTACTTGATGAGATCTCCAGACGCTTTCAGAACAAAGTAAAACACGTTAGAACGGAAGACTACAAAGACTGCAAGGATGCAAATGAAATCCTTCAGAAGTACGGAAAAGAGCAGATTAGACTTTGCATCGAGAATGCAATTCCGCTTCCAGTACGGCAGACAATTGATCTCTGCGATGTCGAAGATGTCGATATTTTCGCTTTGGAAAAACTGAAGACTGGGATTAAAGGTCTGGATCATCTGCTCTACGGGGGGCTTCCCTTCGGTGGTGTGCATCTGATTACTGCGAAAGCCGGGTCTGGTAAAAGTACACTTGCAAGTCAGCTACTTATTCAGGCTAGACATCAGGGATATAAATGCTTCGCATACAGCGGAGAGTTGCCGAATTACCTCTTCAAAGCATGGATGACATTTCAGGTTGCAGGAAGGAAATGCGTCTTCGAGTATGAGAATCCGAATACTGGATATCAGGGGTATTCAATCTCCAAGACGAATAAGCAGCTTATATCGGACTGGTATAAAGGTTACATCTATCTCTATGACAATTCCGTACTGGAAACTGGCAATGAGACAAAAGACCTATTGAAGGTGATTGAAGAAGTCATTCAGCAATATGATGTACGGGTTATTCTTCTCGATAACCTCATGACAGCGATGATTATGGATGCTTCAAAGGGGTCGAATGATTACGAACGGCAGACTGATTTCGTGAATAAGCTTCGCCTGATCGCTCTGAAATACAATGTCATTATCCTTCTTGTGGCACATATGCGTAAGAATAATTTTGCGGAAACAAATTCGAATGATGAGGTAGCCGGGAGTAGCAATATTACAAACATTGCAATGCTCACTATATCGTATGACAGAGATAAAGATCTTTCGGATGACCAGAGGCTTCTGAGATTGCTGAAGAATAGGCTTTTCGGGAAGATTGATACAAAGGGTATTACCGTGGCTTATGACGAGAAATCAAAGCGTATTTTCGGCGAAGGTGACGATCTCGATTTCGATTACGGATTCGATCCGCAGAGTGATGGTTTTGTAACTGTCGAGGACGAAGACAATCCATTCACATGAGGTGACCCATGCAGGAAGCATTGTACAAGAAAACAGATCTCTCAAAGGTATTCGGCGAAGTTCTTAATGAGTATCCAGACCAAAAAGAGATGCTGATGAAACTCTGGGGAAGAATTAAAGGTCTGGATGATATAAAGCCGGGAGAGCAGGTTGATTACAAATCATCTCTGGAAGCTAGAAAAGCCGAAGGTGATAATGTCGCATCCTTCGCGTATGAGTTCGCAGCTTACGTCTATATGTTGATGACGGATAAAGATGTAAAAGAGTCAGATGTGTACTGGAGTCAGGTGTGTGATGCGATGGGAACGCTTTCCCGAAAATACGGTGGCACTGGAAGTCTCGCAGAGCAGTGGGCTACAGCTATGTTTTTTGTAGCGGATGACATAGTCACAGGAAAACGGAAGATGGAAGGGGAATTATGGGGGAAAGTAAAGAGGAGTTAAACGCAAAACGTAGGCAGGAGTATCAGGAACGCAAGGCATTGGGCATCTGCGTCAGGTGCGGAATGAAACCTGCGGTCAAAGGTCGCACAGCTTGCATGGAATGTTTACGCAAGATGTCTCAGCGGAAAAGTGCATTGGAGCGCACATATACTCCAGAACAAAAGAAGCGTAGAGCAGAATATAAACGCGAGTATGATAAAAGGCATCGTGCCGAATTGACTGAGTATGAGCGCGAACGGAGAGCGTACTATACATCGCAAGGCATATGTGGATATTGCGGTCAGAATCGGGTAGTCAAAGGCAAAGCAGCCTGTTTTGAGTGTCTGGAAAAACGCAGAGAATCTCAGCAGAAGCACAGGGATGCAATGAATGATGAGCAAAGAAAAGCCTTGAGAGCCAGAAACCGGGCGAATTATAAGTTGCGGACAGAAAGACGCATCGCTAATCATGAATGCATCAAGTGTGGACGTAAGCTTCCTGACGGATATAAATACTCCTATTGCAACGAGTGCCGTTTGAAAAATATGCGCAGAATGAATGACGTTTACAACCGCAGATACAGAAGGACGGATAATGCCGGGATCAATCGCTCCGAATGGGTATCTATGGGTATATGCTATACCTGTGGAAAACCGATAGAACATGAAGGAGATCGCCTGTGCGAGAAATGCAAGACAGCTGCTCTGTTGAATGTCCAGAAAGCGCAGGAAGCTGCGAGAGAGTATTGGAGTACACATGAGCATCCTTGGCAAATTGAAAATAGACGAGCATTCTTGAAAATCCGTCCGTGATGAGGAAGTTCTGGTATTACTTGATGTGGACATCGTGCGAGGTATCTATATGGATAAACCGTGTAAATTAACGCAGTCCCATAAGGACATTTATGAGTTCATCCTGTATTTCGCCAAAAAGGAAAACTCATTGCCATCTGTTACAGAAATATCTATCGGCACAGGGTTAACCAGAAATACAGTGGATCATGCATTGCATCGCTTGGCAAAGTTAGGGATGGTAAAATTCCGCACAGTAAAAAGCATGAAGATGTACTCAGTAACAAGATTAAAATACGTGGAGGTTAAAGACAGTGAAGTTTGAAAAGGTGAAGAAAGAGTGTTTTCACAAGGATGCATTTAATAACGGATTCGATGGTGCAGATGAAGCATATGAGAAGATCGTTCTCCCGGTCAGAAAGACTGAAGGGTCAGCTGCTTATGATTTTTCATTGTGCTACGATCTGGATCTCTATGGTGGAGAAAGACGTATCGTTCCGACAGGCATTAAAGCAATCATGGATAAAGGAGAAGTGCTTCTGCTTGCAGTAAGATCTTCTGTCGGAATCAAAGATGGAGTGCTGTTTAGTAACGGGGTAGCTGTAATCGACAGCGATTTTGCAAATAATGAATCTGATGACGGAGACATTAAACTCGCTCTTTGGAACACAACTGGAAAGCTTGTCCGCTATAAAGCAGGTGATCGCATCGCGCAGGGATTGTTCATCAAATTCGATATCACTGATGATGATAATGCATCTGGTGTACGCACTGGTGGTGTAGGTTCAACCGGGAAGGAATAATCTATGACAGATCCAGAGATCTACAGAATGTTCAGTATTCTGGTACGGAATCAGGGATATCAGCTTCAGCTTTCTGCGTTATCGATGCCGACAAAGAAAGATCTTGAGTTGGCGTATGAATCTGGGCAGAAGCTAATTGAATACGCCGATAGCATCGAAGAAAAGGTGAAAGAATACTATGCCCATACCACTACAGGACGCAATGAAGAAACTTGCGAAGAGTGAGTTCAAGTTACTGAAAAATAGTCCATATCGGATACCGATTATTGTCGATGCAAAGTACGAGGATGTAAAAGCTTACATGAACGAGATTGGCTACACTGGAGACTTCGGTATTATACGTCCTCTAAAGACTCAGAATCGAAAGAAAACGTCCGAGGTAGACAACTTATAGGGTAAATACATTTTCATTAAAATAGAGCATTTCTACAACCGCAGATCCCATATCCATAACTCATCCCATATCTCTATCATCTGCGGATTTCCAATTTTTACAAAAACTGAATAAAAGGAAGTGAGGAATGTGCCTAAACTGCAAGCACCATGCAGACCTGACTGTAAAAATCGCACTGTAGAACCCAATTGTCACCATGTAGATCGGTGTGAAAAATGGAGAGCCTATCAGGAGAAATATGAGAAAGAAAAGTCTGCATTGCAAAAAGCTAGAGAACGTGCATCTGAAGAATCTTCGTATATCGTGGAATCGATTAAACGGAACAAAAAGAGATCGTGGAGATAAGATTGAGGATTTTTTGAAATAGAACACGAAAATACTTGACAGGAGAAAAATGGATAACATAATCGCCAAGAAAGAAAGAAAGAAAGAAAGAAAGAAAGAAAGAGCAAATTGGGCTTATCGATGTCGATGGACACAATGGTTTCCCGAATATCGCTCTCATGAAAATTTCTGCTTATCACAAACATCTTGGCGATTCTGTTGAATGGGTACAGCCACTTTTTCAGAAACATTACAACAAAGTTTATATGTCGAAAGTATTCAGTTTCACTCCTGATTATGAATACTTCGTGGATGCTGATGAAGTTATTAAGGGCGGCACTGGATACTGTATCGATCTGGATAAGAATGGCAAGGAAATATATCACAAGGAACGAGATCATTTACTCCCGGAAGAAGTGGAACATCAATATCCAGATTATTCGATTTACGGAATTATGGACACTGCATATGGATACATGACCAGAGGTTGTCCTCGTGGATGTTCTTTCTGCATTGTGAAAGATAAGGAAGGACGGAAAGCATATACAGTAGCACCATTATCGGAATTCTGGAGCGGTCAGAAAAATATCGTTCTGTTAGATCCAAATCCCATAGCTGTTCCAGACTGGAAAGATAATCTTCAGCAACTGATAGACAGTAAAGCCTATGTAGATTTTTCACAAGGCGTGGACATCAGATTAATGACTGAGGAGAAAGCCGAATATATCCGTAAAATTCGGGTCAAGAAAATTCATTTTGCATGGGACAGATATCAGGATAAGGACATGATAGTTCCAAGATTCAAGACCTTCCAAGAAGTAACTGGATGGGGCAGAAGTAAGATGATTGTTTACTGTCTGACTAATTTTGATACCACACTGGAACAAGATCTGGAACGAGTATACACATTACGGAAGCTTGGTTATTCGCCTGATGTTCGAATTTATGAAAAGTATTCTCTTCCAAAAGGACATATTTTGACAAAGCTTCAGAGATATGTGAACTCGCAACCAATATTTAATTCTGTTGAGCGTTTTGAAGATTATGAATATTTAACGCCAGAACAACGTGAATATGTGAAGGGACTGAATGTATGAGCGATACAGAATCATTTCTTATTGTGGATGATCTGATTGGATTAAACGAAAAAATCGATCTGGAAAAGTTAGAGAAAATTGCAAATGACTACAGACAAACAAATTCGCATTGTGAAAAAGGAAGAGAGTATTCATTTAGCACAAAGTTCAACCTTGTGGAGATGGAAAAGGAACTCAGGGCTATTGCGGAAGAAATGCTCTTGAGATGCCGTTGGGAAGACATAGTATGAAACCAATTGAGAGAATGCATAATTTTTTTGGTTCTGGTCATCCGTCAAATAAATGTGGGGACTGCAATAATCTTGTGAAACGTGGAGACTACTACAAGTGTAGTGTTTACGGAGAATCTAGTAGTGAAGCTACAGACTGGAGAAAGAAATGGAATTCATGTGCCATGTTCAATATGACATATAACGGAGTTCCGATAAAAGATGTAATCAGATATCGTTCAAGAATTATTGAAGAAGAGCAGATCGAAGGGCAAATGACAATTTTTGATTTGATGGAGAAATAAAATGAAAAACCGAATTAGAGAATGCCTTGACCGCAAAAATATGTCTCAGCGTGAACTTGCAGAACGTCTGGATGTGACCGAGGTTACGATATCCAGATATGTTACCGGGATGAGAGAACCGAAACTGAAAAACGCACTCATGATTGCGAAAGAACTTGGATGGACTGTAGAAGAATTATTTGACATTTAAGGAGGGAAAACATGACCAGAGAAACATATGCAAAAGCCGGGAGTATTCTTCAGCAGATCGAAACAAATAAGCGCGAATTGGAAAAAGTATCGTTATGGCAAAAAAATGAAAGCAAAGCATTTTTTAATGGCATTCGTATAGTCAATGGACAGCTTCAGAATGAAGTAATTCATCCACGTGATTTTGAGATCAATACAATGCTTCTGCTGATGAAAGAAAGGTTGCAAAAGAATATTGCAAATTTTGAGAAAGAACTGGAGGAGTTGAAATGACAGTAGTAGGATGGATTATTTTTGCGTTAATTGCAGCATTTATCATGATAGTTGCTTTCATGATCGCTGATATTGCTGATTCAAGTACTGTTTCAGGAATTTTAGTTGGAATTATTTTATCTGGAATTGTTTTAGGTATCATGCTTTTTTATTTCAACAATACAGCGTCAGGAAAACGAGCATTTAAGAGTCAGGAATCTAATTTTAACAACGGAATTGAGCGTAGTGTAGAAGTTTACGATGCAACTGGTAATCTCTTAAAAACATATTCCGGGAAGTTTGATGTAGATTATGACGATAACAGAATTATTTTTGACGATGAAAATAATAAACGTCATGTGATTTATTATCCGATTGGAACTGTAATTATCGATGAAATATGAGGTGAAACAAATGTACAAGCCAAAGAAATACATAGTAACCAGAAGACAGATATTGAATGCTGTCAAGAGTGCGCTTGAAGAAGATATCGAAAAATGCCAGATCGTGGATATCTTAATGTGGAACATAGACGATAAACTCGATACGGTTCTTGAAGATGACTGCGAAGAATACCATGAGGATGATCTGAAATGACAAATGAGGTTTTGGAAGAAGCGAATAAAAATCGGGCTGAATTGAAAAAATTGCTAGAACGAAGAAAACAAATCCATGACGCTCTCGATGGCATGAGGAGGATGAAAACAAATGGTTTGCAAACTGCATATGTAACTATATATGACGAGGTTATAGGTATGAGAGTTGATGATTTGGTGCAACTACTAGCAAATTCACTCTGGGAGACATCAAAAGAAATTGCAATCTTAAACAAGGACTTTGAATTGTTATGAAGAACCCAACTATCGAAATATCTTATGAAGGTCAGACAAAAGGGACTTTAAGGATCGGTGATGAAGAGATTCCTGTATATCTTACGGAAATTGTGAGCAAGCCATTACAAAGCGAGATTGATTGGAGTTTGCCGTGCAACTTTTTTGTTATCCAAGGGTCATAAAGTATGAAAGGACATTTACGTTCCGGGAGATCGTATGAAGAAATTATTTATCTTGCTGTTAATAGGGGTAGCACTCCTGTGTGGATGTAGCAAAGAATTAACCCCTGAACCTGTGTATATGGGAGAAGAATACGGGAGATTCTGAAAATGATAAAAATATTTTCAAAAGTTCACTGCAAAGCATACATGGATCTTGCTCATGATGGTGTTCATATCCAAATGTTTGCCGGGGACGGAACATATATTACAGAGAAAAAAGTTAGCGCTTACGATACCAAAGCTATTGCTTACAAATTTGACCGAGAAAAGGGTCAAGACGTTGAAATAGCCGATCTTTCTGAATTTGATGAGTCATATGTAGAGAAAACATATCGTGAACGTGTCGAATGTGAATTTGATGGAGTTCTGGTTGGATACAGATTGCTTAACGTCAAAGGAATAATTGGTACGGGTTGGGAAAGCTGTGATTATGGCGAATATGGATACTGCTTTAAGAGAATTACAGAACGTCCGAAAGTGGGGATTGTGTACTACAGAAATAATGCAAAGCGATATGTCCTTCCAGAAGACATGGAGGAAATTAAGTAATGAAAACCAGAGTTACAATTTTAGCCGAGAACAATTGTTCAATCCCAGAAGAATTTCCTCATGAGTTAACGGTGAAACAGATTACAAAATTGTGGCAAAAAATGCTGAACAAACTCATAGCAGAAGATTCCGATGAAGCTAAAGTTACTGTGGAAAATGTTGAGGTATTTGACTAATGGACACGTTTTATAAAATCGGCGTTGTCATCGGTATTGCTGTCATATATGGATTCATCACTATGGGGTTAGCTGCGCTATTCACTATAACCGATAGTGATGAGGTAAAGACTCCAGTGTTAGCATGGCTTATAGGTGGGGTTGCATTCATAGTACTCGCGATATTCACATTGACTAAATTCAACTTGCGGGGAGGTGCATGATGCCGAAAATTCATTGTGCAGCTGCTGATTGCAAATACAACTCCAAGAATAATACTTGCACTGCAAAAGAAATCTATATGTCTGATCATAGCATAATGACAATGCATGACGGCAGACAACACTTCTGGAGATGTAAACAGTATGAGATGGATGAAGAAACGAAAAAGTTTTTGAAAAAATGGGAGGGATTAATGCCCTATAGGAGTGATGAAGATGGATGAGGTGTGGTGATGTGGATCAAGTTACATTTTTATCAGAGCGGTGATGAAGCTGCCGTCCAGACGCAGAACATATGCGCGGTATATCCAGATCAGAGAAAGCAGTATAAGGGAGCAACGCGCATTCAGTTTAACGGAGAGGGCGAAAATTACATCCAAGTCAAAGAATCTGTAGATGAGATAGGAGCGATGATTACGGAATGAAGTGCGATTCCTGCGCATACAATCCATGCCACTATACGTCTCCAGACCCGTTATTTAACTGCATCAGAAAAAATGGATGCGATTACAAAAAGCGTTCCGGGGAGACATTGCTAAATTCGTTAAAACCAGAAAAGCGAAACACATTTGGTACGTATACAGAACAGCTTATGTATGCCGACAGAAATTCTTACGATGCCTTTGGTTTCACGGAGGAGGATTTGATATGAGGAAGTACAAGATAACTCTGACTGAGGAGCAGATGGCAGTGACACAGGATGCCTTGGAAGAATTTTTCAGGTTGCGATACAGACAAGCTACAGACTTTGCGGATGATATAGCGAGTCAGTATACAGATCTTTCGCCAGATAATCCAGATCATAAAAGAATTTTTGAACGGTACATCGATCGCAGAGATGCGATCGTGGAGGTTATGAAAGCTGTATTTGCTATAGCTTACGGCAACAGCTATCTGTATGAGAGCAAGCCGAAACACTGCAAGGAAGCTGAAACAATCTGGGATGCTATCAGGACAGTGCGTGGATTAAATCATTGGGAGAAAGCATTCCAATCAGGTGGCGAACCTATACCAGAAATTGAGGTGATAGAAGATGGAAGTGATGAGTAACATTCAGGTTTACGGACTTGAAGAAGCAATCCGCAGAAGTAAATATCCTATGGCTACAGATGCAAGTAAACCGAATTCAGATGTGACATCTACAGTGAAAACACTTGGATCATCTGAACCGGGATCTGGTCATGATAATTTTCTCTGTGGAATCGTTGTTCAGTTCGATCTCACGTTTACGGTTAAAGCATGGACGGAAGCTGAGAGATACCACTTCTTTGATATAATTTCAAGTCAATCAACTATGCATCGTATCGCTAGATTTGATCTGGATACGCAGTACATCGATTATGTGGATAAACGAATGATCTCCATCATGAAGGAACTTGTGGATAAGTACAACTCCATGACAGGTACAGAAGAAAAGACGGAGCAGTACCTGAAGATTCTTTACAGCAATCCATGTGGATTCAAATTAACTGCCGGGATGACAACGAATTACAGGCAGTTGAAAACAATCGTTAATCAGCGCAAGAATCATCGTTTGCCTGAGTGGAGAGCATTCTGTGATGAAGTAATGAAGTTACCGTTATTTAAAGAAATCTGTTTCGGAGGTACAAAATGACTGTAGCTGTATGGATCATAGCAATATGTGAAATTATCAGGATGTTGCAAAACCTCATCCAGTTAAGATTACTGGTCTGCGATAACTCAGCCAGAGATAATGCGTATTCGGAATTTGTGAAATCTCTAAAAATGAATGACCGGGAATTCGTAAAACGTATGTTGGAGGAATTTGAAGAAAATGGAAGAAATGAAGAGTAATGATGTGTATCTCGATTCTGACGGCACATTGGGTATCTCAGCGGATGTTGATATTTCGAAAGTAAAACGAATTCTTCTGACGCAGGAAGGTACGCATTACGGATCGATGTACTATCTCGATGACTCAGACCATATTGCTGAAGTCAGCAAAAAGGTAGATGTGGACTTAATCAGCAGGGCGGATGTAGAACAAACGGTTGAGGATAATATCTTGTATTATACACACAGCGACAGACCGATAGATCAAGACCCTGATACAGAGTGCCATAAGGCGATAAGGACGGCACTTAAAATGCTGAGAAAAGACCTGAGAAAGTTGCCATCCGCACAGCCCGAAATTATTC